TAACAGATGAGGAAATAGAGGAAGTGTTTAGAACTGTGGAGCAAGACTTTGCTTTAACAGAATCTAAAAAATCCGATGGTGGTTGGAGAAACTTTCCTGTTGAATTGGGCAGAGCAATACTAAGAAAGGCACAAGAGAAATGAAAGCTAAAGAAATTGAATTGAAATTTACTTGTCAAATAGTTACCTATAACCAACAAGAAATACTAAAGTTGCGTAAAAAATTATATGAAGCCTTTGAAAACTGCACCCATAACATAGTTGATAGGGAAGGCTTAGTAGGTAATCTACAACTTGAACTGTCTGGCGAACACTAAGAAAGGCACAAGAGAAATGAACGAAGCCTTTGAATACTATTGCGAAACTGATGAAGGTGTTTTGCGTTTTGACTATGAGTTGCGTGAGGAATGGAAGAAAGAACAACTAATTCGTTGGAAAGAAGCATTTAAGAAAGCAAGAATAACAAACCTTACACATACAGAAAAGATGAAACTAATAGGCACTTTGAAATGGGCTGAAGATTTATTGCGTGAAACTGGGCATGACGAGGCATCTAGCGATGCACAGGATTGCATTATGTTACTAAGAAAGGCACAAGAGAAATGAAGCCCGTAATTAAAGAATATACGATTGAATTTGATACATCAGGCGGTTCATCTGTATTTGGTAGATTGATTCGTTTAGTTATTTTTCCGATTAAATATGTTTTGTTTGGCAAAGCCAGCATTTAAGAAAGGCACAAGATAAGTGAACTTTATAACGATTGACTTTGAAACATTCTATGAAAAGTCTGTATATAGTCTGAGTAAACTTACTACCGAAGAGTATGTCCGAAGCGATAGGTTTGAGGTCATTGGAGTTGCGGTCAAATTAAACGGCAACGAAACCGAATGGGCTAGCGGAACGCACAAAGAATTACTGGTGTGGCTACAAACTTTTCCTTGGAAAGACTCAATGTGCGTAGCGCACAACATGATGTTCGACGGATTTATACTGGGGGAGCGCTTCGGTATTTATCCTAAAGTCTATGCCGATACCTTGTGTATGGGTCGTGCCTTGCATGGTGTTGAAGTTGGCGGTAGCCTCGGCGCACTTGCTGAAAGATACAATCTAGGTGTTAAGGGTAATGAGGTTGAATCAGCTGCCGGCAAAAACAGGGTAGATTTTTCAGAGGAAGAACTTTCTAGGTATGGCGATTACTGCGTCAATGATGTAGAGCTTACATACAAATTGTTCAACACAATGATTAACAAAGGATTTCCTAAAAAGGAAATGAAGCTGATAGACCTGACCTTGCGTATGTTCTGTCAACCCAAACTAGACCTAGACCTTAACTTACTTGAGATGCACTTGTCTGATATAAAAGACAAGAAAGAGAAGTTACTACAAGAAGCTAACGCTGACAAAGATGACTTGATGAGTAACCCCAAGTTTGCGGAACTATTAAAAGGTTTTGGTGTGATACCTCCAACCAAGATCAGCCCTGCCAACGGAAAAGAAACATTCGCCTTTGCCAAAAACGATGAAGAGTTTAAGGCTTTGATGGAGCATGAAGATATCCGTGTTCAGGCTTTAGTAGCGGCTCGGTTAGGTACAAAGTCTACGCTAGAAGAAACTCGTACAGAAAGATTTATTGGGATTTCCAAACGAGGTTTGATGCCAGTTCCCCTGAAATATTATGCGGCGCATACAGGACGGTGGGGTGGTAGTGACAACCTAAACTTGCAGAACCTACCTAGCCGTGGTGCAAACGGCGGTAAGTTAAAGAAGGCTATCGTAGCACCCGAAAGTTACATGTTAATTGATGCCGATTCTAGCCAAATTGAAGCCCGAGTATTGGCATGGCTAGCTGGACAAGACGATTTAGTGGAGGCTTTTAGAGATGGCAAGGACGTTTACAAAATCATGGCTTCAGCTATATATGGCAAGAGTCAAGAAGAAGTTACGGCGCAAGAACGATTTGTGGGGAAAACGACAATCCTCGGAGCTGGCTACGGCATGGGGGCGCAGAAATTCAAAGCCCAACTTAAGACTTTCAATGTGGAAATTGAAGAAGAGGAAGCCCGACATATCATACAAGTATACCGAGAAACATATCCATTCATTACTGCGTTATGGCGCCAAGGGCATCTGGCCCTAGAAGGGTTAACTAAAGACATGTCAACATCTTTAGGTAAAGAAGGTGTACTTAGTGTAGACCCTAATGAAAGAGGAATTAGATTACCAAGCGGATTGTTAATGCGTTACGACAAGTTAGTACAAGTATCAGAGGATGGCAAAACGCAGTATCAGTACAAAACTCGTTATGGGTGGAATAAGATTTATGGTGGTAAAGTTATAGAGAACGTCTGTCAAGCAATCGCTCGTTGCATTATTGGTGAGCAGATGTTGGAGATTGCAAAGAGGTATGACGTGGTTCTTACTGTGCATGATGCTATTGCATGTATTGTGCCGGAAGCAGAGGTTAACGAAGCTCAAGCCTATATCGAAAGTTGTATGCGTAATACACCCGATTGGGCGGAAGGCTTGCCAGTAAATTGTGAGTCAGGTTATGGAAAAAGTTACGGAGATTGTTAAAGTGGAATATTCAACATACTATTTAGAAGCAATGAAAAACATTAAAGAAGCACACAATGCCTTGTTAAAAGGTAAGTTTCAAGAAGCATACGAGCATTGCATAGATGCACAAGTAGAAATGAGATTGATGGGTAACGCAGTTAGAACTTGGGCAGAGACAAATGACTGATAAAGTAATTCCATTTACAGGTGATACTCGGGGTGACATTGATCCCGATGAATTGTTTGATGGTAACAGAGGCATATATGAATGTGCTATTGTTATTGGATACACTAAAGAAGGGGCTGAACGCTTAGTATCTTCTACAGGTGACTCAGCATTGATGGTATGGTTACTAGAAAGAGCCAAGCGTATTATTCTTGAAAGTGCCGATTTCAACGACGAATGGGAACACTGATGAAAATCCCAGCATGGTCATACTCAAGCATTAAGCTATTCGACCAATGCCCTAAAAAGTTTTACCATTTGCGTGTGGCTAAAGATGTTAAAGAGCCACCAACAGATGCGATTCTTTATGGCAAACAGTTTCACGAAGCGGCTGAGTTATACATCAGAGATGGCATATCTATACCCCCACAGTTTAGTTTTATTCAGCCATCGTTAGATGCCCTCAAAGCTATAGAAGGTGAGAAGCATTGCGAACTAGAAATGGGACTAACTGAAAACTTAGAGCCATGTGGGTTTAAAGATAAGGATGTTTGGTGGAGAGGGGTAGCTGACTTAGCCATAATCAATGGCGAAGAAGCACGATGCCTAGATTATAAGACTGGAAAGTCTGCCAAGTATGCCGATACTGACCAGCTAGAACTGATGGCTCTTGCCATGTTTAAGCATTTTCCTGATATTAAAGTAGTCAAAGGTGCGTTATTCTTCGTTATAAGTAAGAACTTTATAAAGGACTCGTATAACGCTAAAAATCAGGATAAAATGTGGGAGAAGTGGCTGGCAGAGTACAACAAGATGAAGTTTGCATACGAGAATGATATATGGAATCCTCGCCCTAGTGGACTTTGCCGAAAGCACTGTTTGGTGCTAGAGTGCGCCCATAATGGAAGGAACTAATATGCCGTATGTAAACAAACCAAGACCTTATAAAAAAGAATACGAACAACAAAAAGCCCGAGGCGAAGAGAAGCGTCGGATGGAACGTCAACGTGCAAGACGTGCGATTGATAAGATGTATCCTGATAAAAATAAAAACAAAGAAGCGGATATCCGTGAAGGTAAAGATGTAGCCCACGTCAAAGCATTAGACAAGGGTGGTTCAAATAAGCAAGGTGTTTTCATTGAAAGCGCTAGCGGTAATCGTTCTTTTAAAAGAGATAGTAAAAGCAACTTAGTTAGGGAAACCACTAAGAAAGAAAAAGGCGAGAAGAAGTTAAGCAAGGTTGTAAAGTTAAAGAAGTAGTAGTAAACTAGAAGTACAAAATTACAAAGGTGAAGTGGGAGACCACTTTCACCTGATAACGCTTCGCTGGAGAATGTGTGGAAATCATAGACAACAAGGCATTGTTGCTTAATTTGCGTAACCCTAACAAGGTTACAACGGTTATACCCAAGAGTAAACAAGTCGGTAACAATCAAGTGGTTGTTAACTGGGGCTTGGATGAAGCACGAGTTTTAAGAAACCTACAAATAAAAAACATCCCATCACCTATTATTGGTAAGTACAACTGGCCCGGAATGTACAAGCCGTTTGAACATCAAAAAGATACTGCGTCATTCCTTACACTAAACCCAAGAGCTTTCTGCCTAAACGAACAGGGAACTGGTAAAACTGGCTCGGTCATTTGGGCGGCTGATTACTTAATGAAAGTAGGTAGAATCAAGCGTGTATTGGTTATCTGCCCTCTATCTATTATGGATTCGGCATGGAGAGCCGACCTGTTTAAGTTTGCTATGCACCGCCATGTAGATATTGCTCACGGTTCAAAAGAAAAGCGTACAAAAATTATTAACTCCGATGCTGAGTTTGTCATTATCAATTACGATGGTGTTGAAATTGTGCAAGAAGAAATAGCTAATGGTGGGTTTGACCTAATCGTTATTGATGAAGCGAACGCTTATAAAAATTCACAGACTACACGTTGGAAAACACTAAACCGAATCCTCAAGCCTGATACATGGCTATGGATGTTAACAGGTACACCAGCCGCACAATCACCGGTAGACGCATATGGTTTGGCTAAGTTAGTAAACCCACAAGGTGTACCTAAGTTTTACTCAGCGTTTAAAGATTCTGTGATGTATAAGATTTCTCAGTTTAAATGGGTAGTTAGACCTGATGCGCAGAAGGTAGTATTTGAAGCATTACAACCAGCTATTAGGTACACTAAAGAAGAGTGTCTTGATTTGCCTGAACTAATGTATACCACAAGGGAAGTCGAACTTACGCCCCAACAGAAAAAATACTACGACCTGCTACGCAGACAACTTGTTATGCAGACTTCAGGCGAGCAAGTTACTGCTGTTAACGCTGCAGTGGGATTAAGCAAGCTACTACAAATATCTTGTGGCGCAGTGTATTCGGATTCGGGGGAAACCTTGGAATTTGATATTAAGAACCGCTATAAGGTGTTAAGGGAAGTGATTGATGAAACAAAGCAAAAGATATTAATATTTGTACCATTTAAAAATACAATTAAAATCCTTGCGGAAAAACTACAAAGCGATGGGTTTACAACTGCTGTTATCAACGGCGACGTAGCCCATAATCAACGCACTGAGATTTTCAAGAAATTTCAAGAAACTCCAGACCCACGCATCCTACTTATCCAACCTCTTGCGGCGGCACATGGAGTGACTTTAACGGCGGCTGATACCGTTGTTTGGTGGGGTCCTACACCAAGCCTAGAAGTATATGCACAAGCTAATGCACGTGCGCATAGAGCCGGACAAAAGCATCCAGTTACAGTAGTAAGGTTGCAAGGAAGCAACGCTGAAAAACATTTGTATAAAATGCTTGACAACCGTATCACTGATAATACAAAATTAGTTGATCTTTACAAGGATTTACTTGATTAAGATAAACTTTAACAGGAGAATATTATGGATGAAAAAGTAGAATCACCGCTTGAGAAGTGGACTCGAATCTACATTAAGATGAGAGAAAAGAAGGCGGAAGTAACGCATGAATTAGAAGAAAAAATTGCCAAGATAGAAGAGGATATGAAGGTTATTAAAACTGCTATCCTTGACCATATGAAAGAGATTGGCGCTGAAAGTTTAAAGACAAATGCGGGTGTAGTGTATCGTACTGTACGTACCACATATTCAACATCTGATTGGGAATCTATGGGCAAGTTTATTCTTGAACATGGTGTGCCTGAATTATTGGAGAAGCGGTTGCACCAAACCAATATGAAGGCATTTTTAGAAGACTACCCCGAGTTGCTTCCTCCGGGGCTTAACGCAAACATGGAGTATTCCGTGACCATAAAAAGGAGTAAAAATGGTTGAAGAATCTTTTGTCCCGATAGAAGGGGTAGCCAAGCATTTTTCGGTGTCTATCTCGACTGTACGTGCATGGATTCGTCAGAGCCTAGTACCCTCACTGAAGATTGGCGGTGTATACCGTTTCAAGATTAGCGAAGTAGAACAAGCCCTACGAAAACTAAGCGGCGGAGAATTAGTAAGAGAAGAAGTAGATGGGAGTCTAACGGTGCAAGCACCTGCAGGATCAACCCAAATGGTATTAAATTTTAACCCTGACGAAGATATTTAAGGAGAATGACAATGAGTGATTTAGCTCTATTTAAAGGTGGTTTACCTTCCTACTTAAAAGGTACAGATGATGCAACTAACGCACTTGCTGGTACAAAAGATGGTGGTGGTTTAGGCGCACGTCGCATTAGTATTAAAGGCGGAGTATTCCGTGAGTTCATTGGCGGTAAAGAATATCGTGTATCTGAAGAACGTTCAATGAATGTAGTTATTGTTAAAGCTGCACCGAAAGTATCCCGTATTTACTATAGCGGAAGCTACTCCGAAGGTGAAGCCGTATCCCCAACTTGCTGGTCATCCGACAGCCAAAAACCTGATGAAGCCGTTAAGAATAAGCAGTCAGCCACCTGCTTAAACTGTGCGCAAAACATTAAGGGTTCTGGTCAGGGTGATAGCCGTGCCTGCCGTTATCAACAGCGCCTCGCAGTCGTGATCGATGGTGAGATTGATAAGGAAGAAGTTTACCAATTAGTACTGCCACCAACTTCCGTATTCGGTGACGGTGAGAAAGGTAAGCTCCCTCTACAGGCATATGCTCGCCATCTTAAGAACCACGGTACCCCCATTACCGGTGTTGTTACTGAGATGCGGTTTGACACAGCAAGCCCTACACCAAAGTTGGTATTTAAACCTGTGCGTCCTGTGACCGAAGAAGAGTTCTTAAAGATTCAAGAACTTAAGGATTCTAAAGAAGCAGTACAGGCTATTACTTTGACTGTAGCGCAGACTGATGGTGTTAAGGAAAAAGCTAAACCTGCACTATCCGCACCTGTAGTTGAAGAAGTTGAAGTTGAAGAACCTAAGAAAGCAGTTTCCAAGAAAGCTCAAGTATCTAACGAACCTAAGTTAGAGAGTTTGATTGGTGAATGGGATGATGCTTAATTAATGTTTTACGGGGGGAAAACGCAGGTCGGCTCGGCGACCTTAAATAGCCTGTATGCAATCATTGTTGATATGATTCTCCTTCACATTGCGTGAGTACCCCCACCTTAAAGGTGGCTATGAACAATTTAGAATTTTTACAGCAAGTCCTTGGCGACGAAGGATACTACTGCATAGTTGGATTAAAGAAGGATTCGGACAAACCCGTACAGAAATTCTTTAAAACACTAGAAGATGCTGTGGCAGTTGCAGAGAATTTAAAGAACGAAGGCTACAACGCTTACTATGCGCTAGCCACGTTTGAAGATGGGAAATCTAGAAAAACTGCTAATGTAAAGCAGTTGCGGTCTTTGTTTATTGATTTGGATTGTGGTCAGGGTAAACCCTATGAAACACAAGAAGAAGCGTTACTAGACTTAAAACGGTTCTGTCAAGTAACAAAAATGCCGAAACCAACGCTGGTAAACTCCGGCGGGGGTATACACGCATACTGGGCTTTAGAAGAGCCGCTAAGCCGTGAACAATGGACACCCCTAGCTGAGAAGCTAAAGAAGATGTGCGACGAGCATGACCTCTTTGCTGACCCCGTAGTAACTGCGGATTCGGTGCGTATTCTACGAGTCCCCGGAACTTTAAACTTTAAAAATGATGTTGCTAGACCAGTTGATTTAATCGGTAGCTCATCAGGCTCATATAGTTATGACACACTAAAAGATGTTATAGGTGATCCGGTACTAGAGAGAAAACCATATATCCCACGTGGGGAGATGGACGAAGTAACTAAGGCTATCCTTGGTAACTATACCAATAGGTTTAAGACAATCCTGATGAAGACCATGAAAGGTGAGGGCTGTCAACAACTTGAGCATATAATTAAAGCGCAAGCCACAATGCCTGAACCGCAGTGGAGAGCAGGGCTATCTATTGCCAAATTTTGCATAGATGCGGATATTGCAATTAAAAAGATATCTGAACATCACCCCGAATATAGCCCAGAGTTTGCAGACCGCAAGGTACGTGGTATCAAAGGCGGACCATATACTTGCGCTAAGTTTGAAGAATATAACCCCGGCGGTTGCGATGGTTGTGTAAATAAAGGGGCAATTAAATCCCCCATCGTGCTGGGTCGTGAAGTATTAGAAGCTAACGATGACGATAACATTGTAGAAGATGTTCCGTTCCAAGTAGAACAAGGGCACACACAGACATACGTTATACCGAAATACCCTGAGCCATACTTCCGTGGTAAGAACGGAGGAATCTTTAAGCGTGTAATTAAACAAGAAGACGAGATCGAAGTTCAGGTTTATCACAACGATATTTATGTATCACGCAGACTACTGGATTCGGATGTGGGTGAGGCTGTAGTCGTTCGATTACATCTACCGCAAGACGGAGTACGGGAGTTTACCGTGCCATTAACGGCAGTAACTTCCAAGGACGAACTTAGAAAGTATATATCTTCTAAGGGTGTAGCCGTAGTTAAAACTGACGAGCTTATGTCTTACCTGACAACGTGGGTAAACCACCTGCAATATAAAGGTAAAGCCGATACCGCTAGACGGCAGTTCGGTTGGGTAGACGACAAATGCGAAGCGTTTGTGCTTGGCGATAAAGAGATCAGTGCTGATAGGGTAGACCATAATCCAGCATCCTCGGCTACAACACAAATGTTTAGTGCATTTAAAACTAAAGGCACGATGGAAGCATGGAAAGAAGCCATGAACTTTTACAACAAGCCTGACATGGAAGTCCACAAGTTTATGATTGGGTTATCGTTTGGTTCTATTTTTACCGAGTTCACTCCAATCAATGCGTCGTTATTACATGTGTACAGCCCTGAATCCGGCATTGGTAAAACTACTGCGCTGTTTGCAGGAGCCAGCATTTGGGGCGAACCTACCAAGCTGTTGCTAAAGGAAACCGATACAGTAAACTCTAAGATGAACCGTGCCGAGGTATATAACAACCTGCCGTTGATGCTGGATGAGTTAACAAACTCTACGGCTAAAGACGCTAGTGATTTTGTATATCAATACAGTTCCGGTACACAGAAAAACCGTATGTCAGGCGCTTCTAATGCGGAACGGGTAAGGGGTGAACCTTGGAAACAAAACGGCATCAGCACCGGAAATAGCTCCCTAATGGAAAAGATTAGCGCATATAAAGCTATTCCTAAAGGTGAAGCCATGCGTATTTTAGAAGTACGTGCCCGAAAAGTAGAGGGTTTGGATAAGACCGAAACCGACGTATTGAGTGCGGCTTTACAGAATAACTATGGGCATGCTTACCTACCTTACCTGCAGTATGTAATGAATGACATTACAGGGATTAAAGAACTATATAAATCTACACAATTAAAGATAGATAAGCGTTGTGAGTTTGGACCTGAAGACCGATTCCATTCGGTGCTTGTAACTAACGGCATCATGGGGTTGATGGTTGCTAAACGTGTAGGATTAGTTAATTATGATATTAAACCCGTCGTAGATTTTATTGTTGAAATAGCTAAGAATGCCAAGAGTCAAGTTAAATCTATGGACGTTGATGCGGAAGGTGTATTAACTAATTTTGTGGCAGAGAATTGGAATAGTATGCTACGAATTAAAAGTACGGAAGACACCCGTGTAAATAAAAAAGATGAGGTAGACCACTTAGTTATTCCCGATGCTACCCCAAAACTTACTTTTGTTATACGATACGAGTATGATTTAAAAATGATGTATATATACCCCAATCCTTTACGGGAGTGGTGTGTTAAAAAGCAAATAAATTATGAAGGACTTATTGATTCTTTAAAGCGTGGTAGGACCAAAGCTCAAATGGAAAAGAAACGTATGGGCAAAGGCACTAGAATTAACTTACCACCACTAAAGGTACTGTGGGTTAACTGCGATGGGTTTATGGATGAAGACAGAGAAGAACAAATTGCCTCCGTTGCGCAACACAAGGAAGCCATTGAAAGTGCTGAAGGAGGGGCAAGTGTGTCCTGACGGAGTGGTTATTGATATAAACTGGGATAATTTTCATGTGGGGATGTCTGTTTTTGTCCCTGCCGTCAACCTATCAATGTTAGACAAACAAATGCAAACTATTGCAAAAGATAAAGGAATTGTAATAAAAGGTTTTGACCGAATTGAAAATAAAAAGCTAGGTATGCGCTTTTGGAGAATTGTGTAATATACTATACGTGCAACAACACATTCTCCTGTTGCATGTTCTCGTGAGGAACTCCTTGATCCCCGGCTCAAAAGGCTGGGGATTTTTTTAATAGTCTTCCATATCTTGTTGGATAACTTTAAGACGCTTCTTGTTATATCGCACACCAGCAATCATTTCTTTGGTTGCACGATCTTGAGCTTTTATAGATGTAGCCAATATGTCGTTAATGTTACCGCCATTGATACCAATCTCAGGATGTTTTTGACCTAACTCAAGTAACTTATCACGCATATCTAACATACCATCTACATCGCCTTCACGTCTAGCAATGTAATAACGTTGTTTAAATTTACTTTGGCGATCAGATATACTCTTATCAATACCTTTTTCACGGTCATTGATTTCCATTTGTTTAATATAATTAGATGGTGCAAACCCTAGGGCTTGTGCAAGAACATTTCCGGTACTAACATCCCCAGTAATAGGATCACCACGAAGCGTTTCTGTGCCTTGTGTAGCATATCTATACGCTTTAAAAGTATTAGCAATAGCCGAAGGTAGCAAGTCTTCTACACCACGCTCAAAATGCCCTTGTGCAATCTTACTAAATCCACGTTCAAAGTTTTGCTCAACACCAAGGACAGGACCACCTAATGCCTGCATAACTTGTTGAGAGAATGTATTTGTAGATGATGCTGTTGTAGTATCACGAATAAGCAAATCACTTAAACCGATACGGCTGGCAATAGATAAGTTAGTCATATACTCAATAGGACCTTTGTAAAGAAGATCACCTATAGTTTTTTCGGTAGCACCTTTTAAGTCATCTTCGTCATTATCACGGAATAAATTATAAAGAACTGACAAAGCACCAAACATAGGCAAACCTTGCGCACCAGCCATCAGTGCAGTCATACCCAATACACCACCAAGTTGTCTTAATCCAGCGGCTCTTATTTCAGGAGATTCTCCTTTAGTTGCATCCCTATATGCTTTAAATAACATGTAGTACATAGAGATTGCATATCGTTTATACATAAACCCTATTTTTCCTAAAGCACTTTGGGCAATACGTGGCGCAGATGCTGAGGATATATTTCCGTTAGTCATCTCATTTACATCAATAGCTTTATTGGTAGCGTATATTTGTGTAGCTTCTTCAGTAGAAACAGGTCTATCGTAACGTAATTCTGCTTCTTTACGTGCTTCTTCTATACCTGCAACGTCTTGTGCATTTGGCTTTTTAAGTCTTTCCATTTCAAGCTTATATGTAGCAATCATAGTTACTTCACGGTTCATACGTTCAGTATGATGAAGCATCCAACCACTCATAGATTTAAACTTTTGCCATATGTTTCCGTTAATATCCCCTTGTAAAATCTCACCTAATTGAGAACGATTAAGCTGACCATTTTCATTAAGAGTGCGAACAAAAATTTCATACTCCTTACCTATAGCCGAATTTGGTTGGTAATTAGCAATAGACTGTCTTACTTTCATGCCTACAGTTACGGGCTTACCAGTAGTTTCGTCTATGGAACCAAGCACATTAGTTTGAGCAGTTGTACCGCTACCCATAAATATCTTAACTGCGTCGCCTATAGTTTTAGTAATATTAGCATTAGGGTAGGCAGCCTTCAACGAAGGCATAACAATCATTGGTATGTTAGCTGTTTGAACAATAGCAGAAGATGGGTTAAAGCCCATTGTGTAAATAAACGCCGCCGATTGTAGAACGTTACCAAAATTATCACGGCTAGGGTTTTTAATGTAGCCTATGCGTTTTTCAAACTCATCTAAGTAACGAGATTGCTCAACGTTATTTCTGCCTTTGATATCTTCCTTAACTTGGTTACCAAAAGCGTCTATTTCACCGGCGGCAATACCTTTACCAACTTGGTAAGTATGTAACCTCATTCTATCAAGAATGTTATCAAACTTAGGGGTATATACCATGTTAGTAATTTGATGAGCCATACCACGCATCTTTTTTTCAAAGACAGCAATAGAATCTTCCATGTAACCTGCACGACCAGAGCGCCGTTGGAAAGATTGAGCAAGTGCTGTTTCCGGCAAAGTAGCTACAAACAATCGCATCATCTCTTCGATTGCGTCAGTAGGAACCTTATTAATTTCCATAATACGCAGTGCGTTATTTATAAAAGAGCTTGGAGGCGCACGGCGATAATCTATATCGGATACTTGTCTATACATATCTGAACGTGCATTTGGATCCATTGCCAGAATTTCTTTTTGGCGCATTTCTCTTTCCCGTGGGGATTTAAATGCTCTAACTTCAAATTCTTTTTGCCCATTTTTATCAATAAAGTTTGAAGCTAACCAATGCTCCCCCTCACGACCTAATGAGAAGTATGGCTCAATTACGCCAGACTTAGTTAAGCTTTCCATAATATCTTTATAGACAAGCTCTTTAGTTTCTTTACCAAGTTCGGTAGCCTCAATACGGGACTTAATAGCTTTTTTAATTTCTTCAAACATTTGCTTATAAGCATCACGCATTACGCTGTATGAGCGTTTCCATGCAGGTGCAAGCTGGTTGTATTGTTTATTTAGTTCATCCCATACTTCTTGCTTAGATCTATTATCTCGAGTTTCTTGGTTTTTATAATAGTCCCGTGGCTTAGTCGGATCAACTTCGGCAATAGTAGAGCTATTAACAAGTTTGTTATATGGGGTTTTTTGTTGCGGGGCAACTTCAAGTGCATGTCTAAGTATTTCTTTAGCACCTTCTACACCTCTTGTTAGGCTATGCTCAAACCCACTTTTTTGGTCTACAAGCCTGTTAAGCATAGGGGCTAATTTACCAAAAGCATCTTTAGCCATATCAGTCAAAGCATGTAATGGGGCAAACGATAGTGCGGCAGAACTAGCATTATCTTTAGTATTAGATACAGCAGCACTCCAAGCATTCTTTTGTTCTTCACTTATGTATGGTACACTTTCAACAAGGTCACCTACGATATTAGCAAAGTCTTTACCTTTCTTAACCGCCATCTGGTATTGAGCTTGCCCTTCATCATCTAGGTTATAGTCCCTAAAAAACTTGTCAAATTCTTCTTGGGTTTTGTACCATTTACCCTTTTGAGGTTCTCGTTTACCTGTATCTATACTTTCAAAAATAGACTCAGCCGTATTAAATCCACGACCACGTAACGCATTACCCAATGCTTTAAAAAAGTTAATAACTTTATCGATAATGTTTTGTATTGGTTTTTCTTGCCCTGCATAATCTGCAAACGCTTCGGCAATAGCTTCTTCCCGCATTTGTTCTTTAGATAGGTTTTGATCTTTATATCGATTTTCAATATCGTATTTTTTAATCCACTCTTTATCTGCCATTCTTTCAAGCGTACTCCACTCACGAGGAGTAAATACGTTTAGGTTACGGAATGCATGAATAGATTCATGGTTAAGTGTATTTAAAAATTCTTTCTCATCTCTATTGCCAAGAGACACTTGAATCGACTTTATAAAGTCATTTGTTTTACCTGTGTATTGACCTAGCCCAGTTACGCCTTCTCCAAAATCTACCAAACGTAAAGGTATACCACTTAAGCCAATCTGGTTTAAACGTTTTCTTAATGAATTAAATAAAGCATCTTTGTTACCTACAAATTTATCTGTAAGTTTACCTTGTTGATATTGTTTATTATCAATATCAGATTGGGTAGCTTTTATTTCGTCACGAATAGCTTGTTTAGTTTCAGGGTCTTGTGCAAGTCTAAAGTCTTCTTTAAGCTGCTCAATATGATCTTGCAGCGTTTTTAAATCTTCAGGGCGATTAGCAAAAGTCTGTGCTGGAACTTCTTTGGCAGGGGCAGTTTCAACAGGAGCTTCAGTAGGTTCAGTCTTTTCTGTGGTTTCAGTTTCACTTGGGGTTTCCTCTGGTACTAGTGTATCTGGCTGTACTTCTTCTCTAGCTCCAAGCTCACTAACAGGCTCTGCAGTTGGTGCCATTCCTCGCTGTTCAGGTTCTCCAGCTCCTTCGGTACTTTCAGTTGGTACTTGCTCGACAGGAACTTCAGGGCTTGTTCTATCTGTTTCAACGTTAGTTCTTGGTTGTACTCTTCCATTATCGGCTCCTTTTAGTACTCCGCCACGTGGTCCAAACATTTCTTGCTGGGTAGCCAATGCGTTAAACGCATTCATAGCTATGGTTTCAACGGCTTTCTTTGTTTCTGGGGTAAGGTTAGGATTACTTCTTACACGAGCTAATACTTCTCCTATAGCTTTTTGGTCTTCTGGGTTAGCCATATCTTTGCCAACTAACTGCCTAAAGAATCCTGACTGCGTTTTGAGACCAGTTCCTTTTAAAGTATCAGCATCTAAAACAGTATTTTGTGCCTGTGCCGGGGTAGTTTCGGCTGGACGTAAATCTAATTCGCCTTGTACTGGAGCGCCTTGCAGGTTAAGTTCACCGGTCGGTGGTGCAAGCGTAGCTGGGATTTGAGTTTCTTCTTGCCCTACAGGAAACGTATTTGTTGGACGCTGAGGTACTGGCTGACCAAATAAGTCACCATGAATTTGTTGTGCGGCAGCAAGTTGTTTTTGTTCACGAATCTGCTCTGGGGTAAGCGGAGCTTGTCCAATAGTTGTGGCTGGCGCAGTAGTTTGTTCTTGTTGTATAAGTTCTTGGTCAGCTCTTAATTGTTTTTGTCTTTCCGCATCTAACTGGGATTGAGCTTTTATGTTGCGGGCTTCCATAGCAGAAGGTAAAGCACCACCAGTAAAGCCGCCTATAGCACCTTGAACCGATGCCATGATAATGTTATCAATATTCTTAGGATCAAAGAAATCTTTCTTATCACCCGCCATTTGAGATGCGGCTACTTGTAATGCTTGTTGAGTACCTTCGGTTAAGCTTTCAAGACCAACGTCTTTAGCTACTTGAGTTGCAAAAGCTTTTTTCCAAGTAGTAGGGACAATCGTAGATTTCTCTAATAGTTCTGTAGCTAATTGCGCTTTACCTTTGTTACCTAACTGACTGAGAAGACGCTGGGGTAATACGGTATCTAACATAGATACCAAAGATCCCATAGTTAATGCAATACCGGGGTGTAGTTCTCCAGTATCTTCGTATACGCTTTGCAATACATCTGGCACATTTAAACCAAATGAAGCCCCAGTAATACCAATATTTGTACCAACTTTTGCGCCATGTTCAGCTGCGTTTTTAATTACGCTTTGACCGATTGCCCTGCTTTTAAATGCGTCTGCAGCAGTTGTAGCGGCTTCGCCAGTTAGCCCTTTTTGGGCTGCATAATCAAGAGCATACTTTTCAAGGGCTTTTTCAGCACCTTTTTTAGCTAATAACTTGCCAGCAGTTGTGCCGATTCCAGCGCCACCAATAAACGATAAAGCATCAGGTGCTAATTGACCAGCAGTTTCAGCAGCAAACGGTAATATGTCACCAATACCTTTAATATCACTTAGTTCTTTATATGCTGTAGGATGTGCTTGTTCTACCGCAGCCATACGAGCTTGGTAGTCTTGCATTTGCTGCTTAGCAAATTCGTCATAGCCTAGTGAAGAAGCAGCTAGTGCCGGAATTAAATCAAATGCGGTTCCTTTAAGGCCTTCTAAACCTCTTTCAAAACCACCTTTAAGAAGTTCACCCGTAGTTAACTTACGATAATCTATAGGCGCTACTTCAAACCCTGTTGGGGTTTGATTTTTATCAGCCATATTTACTCACCTGTTAATGAACTAACACTAGAAGTAGTCCCTTTAGAACTATACATTCTAGGCTCTAGTATATAGTTTTGCATTAAAACATTTCTAAATGCACCAGAATTAAGTTCTTGTACACCTTCTTTATAAAGATCACTATTAGGTGAAGCAGATAATTTTTGTTGCAAAGCACTACCGTTAGGTAACTGACCTAACTGACGCCATAGTGTAGCATTTGTTTTTGGGCTAGGTGTTTGTAGCCACGAATCTACTTCGTTACGCATAGCTGCGGCATCTTTACCTGTTAAGTTACCTAATGCACCAATACCACCTTTACCGCTTTTAACATAGCCAGCCATAGCGTTTTTGTAGTTAGCATCCGCAATATACATTGGCATTTTAGCTTTAAGGTCAGCAGCATCGATACCCAATTTTTGAGCTTGCATTTGTAACTGCATACCACTCATACCCATAGCAATATACTGAGTCATCAGCTTATCTTTTCTAGCTTCAGACATATCTTGAGCTTGTTCAAATCCAGTAGCACCGCCTTGAATAGCGTTAGCATAAGCTTGTCTACCAACACCAGTAGCCATACCTTTACCCATTCCAAGTAATGTACGGCTTAAAAGTTGATTAGTATCGCTTCTATTATATTGATCCATAAGCATCTTAGAATAATTACTAATCATATTAGTAACATCATTAGTAGACTTAGTAACATCAAACTGTGGAATATTTAAGTCTTTTGCTGCATCTGATGCTTTAGGTGCTGCAGATTGATCTGAAAACTTATGACTGCGATCAACGGTTAAATCCGGCGCAGCAGGTTTATTATCCGCAGGGGTTGGAGTTGCAGCAACAGGAGTAGCTGGCTGCATATTTGCTGTTAAAGAACTTAAATTAGGAGCTATTTTTTTACTCCAGTAAGTACCGATATCACCAAATCGTGTAGGTAAACCTTGTTTATCTGGATCATAGTTAGGATCAGAACCCCAACCAGATTGGGGGGTATTATCTTTTGTTACACTTGGTTCGGTTGCATAACGGGCAACACCACCTTTATTAAACGCAGCAATACCTTGTGGGGCTTGAGCCATTTGTTGTGGCTGAGCCTGTGGTTGAGCTTGTTGTGGCATAGCAGCTTCAATACCTTGTGGAGCAGGAGCTGACATTGGTCCTTGACCTTGTGCAGGTTGCATTTGCATTTGTTCTTGGGCACGTTGAGCCAGCATAGATACTTCTGCAATCTGGGTATCAATCTTCTTAAGCTCTTCTTTATCGCCTTTTTCTTTAGCAATATCACGTGCAACTTTTAAATCAGCCATAATTGTTGGAAGTTGAGCTAATAGTTTTTGCTGATCCATGCCTTGCTCTTGCTGAGCCATAGCTTGTTGTTTACCGTTAACATCTTGTATTACAGTAGATGTAGGTGCTTGTGCAGGCATCTGAGCTTGTTGCTGCTCATTAGTTTTCATTGCTTGAACTAACTGTGCAGGTAAACCTTTAATAGTTCCGTCTTTAAGACTTTGGTCTGGTACAGATGCAGGATCATTAAGCGCTTTACGATAGATAGAACCAATACCACCACTAGCCATACGCTTAATGCTTGTAATACCACCTTCAGCCGATTTTGCTACGGAACTAGGCGCTCCTGTATAGATATTAGTTGTAGGGGCACTATTTGCCGCAGTAGTAAGCCCAGCTGCTGTTAAGCCAGCACTACCAATTAATTGTGCAGTAGAAGGTGCAGCAACTTGTTGATTCTGTGTTGTATCTGTAACAGGAATGCCAGAAACCAAACTCTTTAAGTTTGTTAATTGCTGGAATGGATATTGTTGACCAGTCTGGTAATTCTGCATAGCTTGATTAATAATAGCTTGTTGCTGTGCAGTACCTTGCTGACCCAAAGTATTTTGTTGGTTAATAATACCCTGCTGTGCGCCAAGTTGTTGACCACCAATATTAGCCAACTGACCAGCATTTTGCATAGCAGCTTGGTTAGCATTTAAAGCAAACTGACCAGACTGGTTGTACTGATTTTGTGCAGCATTAAAAGCATTATTATATGCATTGCCAATTAACTGATTAGAAGCTAAATTAGCATTTTGAGCATTTAAACCTTGTGCTAAAGCCGCACGTGATCCACCAAAAGCACCTTGCCCCGTAGCTTGACCAGCTAATTGGGTACCAGCAATACCGTATTGTTGATTAGATAACTGCAGCGCTGGAGCTAAAGCATTTTGAATGTAGGGGTTCATATAACCACCTACTTGGTTTTGAAAATCTTGTGGAGTAGCATTTGCCCCCATTTGAAGTGCATTGGCAATACCGTATTGTGTAGCGCCAGTAGCTTGACCATATTGACCGGGGGTTTGTAAGCTACCTGCGCCTTGGAAAGATTGCTGTTGTAATGGGCTGAACTGAGCAACAGAAGCATTAGCTGCTGCCAAATCACTTTGATTCATGCCGTACTGACCACCAGTATTGGGATTATATGAACCATATGCTTGGTATGGGTTCATTCCGGTTATATTGCCGCTAGCATCCGTTTGGAATACTTGTTGTTGCCCAGCGCCAAGCATGGACGTGACATAGGGCGATATCCAAGGTGATAGACTTGAATACGAATTTGATACCGATTGTGTGGTTCCGCCACCACCGCCGCTTGATCCACCGCCACCCATATTAGGCTCCTATTTTTGTTTCTACTAACATAGTACGTTCTTTAAATCCGTACCGTTTCCATAAACGAGCAATAGATGGTCTAGCCATTCCTTGAATCTTTGTAGCTCCACCAGCTTTTAAAATATCACTCATCTGCTTAAATGTTTCTTTATTTGTAATTAACTTACCACCAATACTAGTAATAAAAGCAACCCTATCATTTGGATAATTAATAAAGGTAGATGTTGCCGCACCATGTATTTTTCCTTCTTCGTCTACTGCCACCAATAAAATCCAATTACCTGTACATACAAACAACTTAATTTGCTCTAGGGTATAGTCTTCGCTATCATGCACTAAAGCCATTTTTATATAGTTTTCAACTAAAGGCCATGCCTGCGCACAGTATTCAGTTTGAATGTGCCTAATAATCATTTAGGTAAATACTTATCCGCCTTAATTTGTTTAGCCTGTTTTGGTTTACCAGTACGAGCTTTACGTACATTATCCATCATCTTATAAAGGTGTTTAGCACCAGCATCAGTACTACCGTTGCCAAGATGGGACACCACATCGGCAGGGACAACAAACTCGCCTTCTGCCAAACGAGCCGGTTGCTTATGCGCAATGGTTGCTGGAATTTCGTCTGACATTCCATCGCCGGGTCCTTTAAGTAATCGTCCGCCATCGCTATAAGATCCTAAACTATATTCGGCTTTGCCTCCATGAGCCATGCCCATAATGCCACCCTCTGCCGCAGTTTTTGTACCACCGATACCTTGACTTTGCAATGCAGACAATGCGCTAGTTGCTTGGGTTGGATTAATGCCGTATTGATTTAATAAAGCTTGTGTTTGCGACGATAGTTGATTAGATTGCGCTTGATTTACATCTGCTGGGTTATATACAGATTGAGTAACCGAAGGAGTCATACCAGATTCACCTGTTCCACCAGTAGCTAATTTAGCAATACCGCCTTCTTTAGCTTGGAAATAAGGTTTATAGTTTGGACTTAATTGCGCACTCATAATACCGGGTACAGGTTTAGACTGACCAACAGTTGCTTGTTGGGTTACTCCGGGGTTATTAACATTATTACCAAACATGCCAGTGCTGTAGGCGATCATTGCCGCAGGGATACCGTAACCCAATAAATTTGAATTTGAAACACCCGGAATAAGTGAACTACTAGGTGGTGGAGGTGGTGGCGTAATCATGGCATTTTTAGCAACGTTAGTAGCCGCATTACTTGTACCAGCAGCCGTACTTGAATTACCAGCTTGGTTGGCAGCGTTAGCGGCATTAGCAGCAGTAGCAGCAGTAGCGGCACTAGAACTTCCACCAGCGGCGGCGGCGGCATCAGCAGCAGACATACCATAACTAGCTTGTAACGTAGAAGCAATTTGAGTAGAACTTAAACCAGCAGCTTGCATAGAAGCAACGTCAGCGGCAACCATATCTGCACCAGCACCGCCCCAAGAAGCGCCAGCTATACCTGCTGCACCACCACCAAGCAAAGCGCCGCCAGCGCCACCAATAAGAGCGCCACTAAGTACGTTTTTACCAGTAGCCCCTGCATAGATACCACCCGCTGCAGCGCCGATTCCGGCACCATACAGCATTGCTGTACCAACTCCAATATCAACGAATGCCATACTAGTTTCCTTCCAATAGCGGATTCTCGACGAACATAGCTTCTAGCTTTTCCACATCGGTTTCGTCGGTTGCAAAAATATTCTGAAATACTACAGTTTCGATTATGTGCGCTACTTTACGACCCGGTTTTCCTACAAAAGTAGTAGGCGCAACTAACTCTACAACGCTGCCGTCTTCTTTTAATAACTGCATACGTCCTTGTAACATTACACACAGATGCTCAGTTTTATGGGGCTTACCTACAATTACAGACCCAGCTGGCATAGTAACTTCTTTAACGTACATACCCGGACCAAAGTAATGCTTTTCTGTGCATTCTACTTGTGGCAATTCCCGAAGCTGTGGCAATATAGCTTCTATCTTTTGACGGGTTTGCTCAATTACTTGGCTCATAGCGTAGCCATCATTTTAAACTGTGGGTTATCGGACTGCTGGGGCTGAACACCAAACTCTTGGGCAGCTTGCATAAATACCGGATCAGCATCTTTATCATAAATAGTATGGATACCTGCTTTACGCATTAAATTAATAAAGTGTTTAATATCTTCTTTGAGCTGAGCTTCAGTATCAAGGGTAAAGAAATGAATCTGTGCTACACCATTACCTAAGTGCTTGATTGCTAAAATAGAATTTTTAAACTGTTGAAGTTGCAAACCTTCCCCAATTTCTTTTTGTACAGCAGCCATACCTTGCTGCAATGGAATACCACGGTTTTGAAAGTAATTAGTAAGGATTTTTACCGCACTTGCGGATGGTTTGTTAGGGGCTTGTGCAGGAACAACGGATGGATTAAGCGCACCGATTCCGGCATTGTTTCCACCCATAGCTGTATGCATTAGTAACGCTTCACCGATTCCAGCCATAAACGGCCTCCTTAAAGACGAATTTATAGAAGTTTACCATTTAAACCCCCGTTCCGGAAGCGTTTACCCATTTTACGCCATTCCACCATATAGGATAGTCTAAGGTCGTATCAAAGAAAAACTGCCCTATTTGTTGATTTGCAGTGGGTCTTTGGGATGTAGTACCGTGACTTGGCGTAGCCGTTGCTTGGGAATAGTTATTTAACTGGTTAAAATATAGTCGTAAAACGTTTAATATCTGGTTTTCAAAAGACCCACTATAAACATCCGGAGCCACCGGTAAGTTTGGCGGGGTTGGAACTAACGGAGTGCCGTTATAGTTTTGATAGTTTACTGTAGCCATTATCTACGTCCATCCGGTCTAATATCTATACGTGGTGCGCCTAGTTGCCAAGCTACTCCTAAGCCGGTAGATTCAATCCTAAATGCCATTTGACGACCCCTTAATCGGGTATAAACTTGACCTGTAAACTGGTTGACCGTATAGGCTGGTGCAATAGCAAAATTTTGACTACTTTGAACCGTGGGGTTATCTGCAACTCCGTAAGCCGAACCAGAATACTGGCGGGGTAAAACCTGCATGGTTACAGATGGCTGATTAGTAGTAGAGCTATTAAAGTTAATATCAGGAATAATGCGCCATACAAACCCAAATTGTTGCCCATCACCAATATCAAAATCTGAAGATTGTATGTATGCGTCTATAGGTTTAGATACAGAAGTAGATAAATCATCGTTACCATTTTCATGGTAAAGCAAGCGGCTATTATAATCTGCGGCCACTGGATACTGAACAATACCGGTTTGATACCAAGCGCTACGAGCCATACTTCCGTAGTACCAAACATTATCTAAATAGTTATATACAACGTATTTGTCAATTTGTGTTCCGTTACTAGAATTGCTAACGTAGAACCACCATACTTCGTTGAATCCTTCATTAGCACCGGCAAATACTTGGTAAGATTGGCTAGCGTTTAAATCTTCAAAAACATACTGTTTTAGTGAACAAGGTAGGGTTTTTACTGTACCGTCATACATATAGAAACGGTCTCGTCCCATCCAGTAGGTAATATTATTTACCGTAATCATGGCATTTGGACCCATAACAGATATGTTATCCATCAAAATCTGGAATCCCCAGACATATGGAGCGCCAATATACTGCATGGAATAGAGGGCAGAATCAGTCCAAACGAGAATCTCCTGACGGGTTGAACGTGCGCCAATAATCTGTGATCCGTTTGTTAAAGTATATTCACCTGACTGGTTAGTTAACTCTGGGATCCATTGATAAGCATTTGCTTGGTCAGACCAACGTACTAACATAGAGTTAAACGTAGTATTAGGATTACCCGGAGAGTATGAATTTGCACCAAAACAAATAATAAATTCTTGAACTGCGGAAGTAATGACTTGATAAGTTTCTTTGGGAACAAAAGCTCCTGCATAGGAAACGTTATAAGAGCCAGAATTAGAAGACGTAGTGCTTTGTGATATTGTAGCTACCCCAGTAACGTTGTTAATAGCTACAATATATGTGTTTGCCGGTATGCCGGAACCCGTAATATACATATAAGGGTAAACATAAGGGGCATTTGCTGATGTTATTGTGATACTCGTTGTGCTAGCACTAAATGTAGTTGCATCAGTTAAAAGAGTAGTAGTATTAGCTAAAGAGCTTAAATACTGCGCACGAGTACCCAGACCATTAGAGTCTTGCCAATAAAATACTGGACCGCCACGGGGAGCAATAACAAGGTCAGCGCCAAAGTTATCGTTAGACCAAAGCCTTAATTGTTCACCAATTCCCGTAGATGCGGCAACGCCCCAGCCAGTATTACTAGAACTACCCGTACCATAAAACCCGCTCCAAGGACCTGCACCCCAACCAGTACCCGTCTGATAAACCGCTAGACCTGTTGGGTATTCATATTGAGCTGTAACCGTGCCACCACCTGTAACAGTAGATGTAGCTGTGCTAGAAGCCGTAATAGAGTATGCAGTTGAGCCATATACTGCAGTAACTGCATAGTCACCAGATATTAAAATACCGCCAGCAGAACTAGCACCAGAAAAGACAACGTAATCACCACGGCTAGGGCTATAAGTGCTGTCCGATACAATAACAGTTGAAGAACCCGAAGATGTAGTAAATGGGTTGGTAAGCGTACTAGTCTGGACAATAGGCGTAATGTCGCTATAAGTACCACCAAAATAAATGTAGTACTTGGTGTTTGTACCTAAACCAATATAAGTATTACCTGTGCCTACGCCAGTATCAGACCAAGCCCAAAGAGACCTGCAGATACCGTTATATTGATTATTGGTAACCTGAGTCCAACCGCCAATTTTTTCTGGTAAGCCAGAACGAAACCTAATTTTGTCCCCGTCGTACCAGCCACCCTCATTAGAGTAAATAGTACCTTCACGGTTTAAGCCGGGTCTAAATTGTAGTTTCTGTAATGGCATACGGGTTTACCCTAGGATTTGTTTTGCTTTAGTTATTTTAGCAATTCTGTCATCTAAGCCTAGTGTACCGCCGTTAATGCGTTTAGTCATCTGTCCATAATCTTGGGCATCAGCCAATTCATTTAAACCGTGTTTATTCCAAAACCAGCCAGCAGATAGTGTTGCACCTTTAGGCATAGCTAAAAGTTCTGGATTAGTAATTAATGAAAGACCTAGGGCATCACCACAGTTTTTATAGTTATCACGTCCAGTTAGCTGAATAAGACCTCTGCCATGGTAAGCCCATCCATCGCCATCTTCTGTGTTGCCCATGCGTCCTGCATAAACTTTGTTAGCGATTTTTTCTGGATTGTTTGCAAATTGTTCAGCCACATCTCGACTAGGAAATCTTGAGGGCCATGTACGCATAAGTCCATCGGCAGAGTAATGAAGGTTCTCTTCCAAAGTTCTGAAATTGTTTGATTCATGTTGGCATTGTCCTATAAAAGAAGCCTGACGCTGGGTCGTGCTAATGTTGTATTTAATAAAAGTATCAAGCAAAGGCTGAAGCCATTTCTCATCAATACCTAGTGCTTTTAAATTATCTACGTTCATATAATCCGATCTGTTGATTTACCCAGTCTTGCAGGGATATTAGTTGTTGGGTTGTTGCGGCGCATTCTTCGGCAACAGATAAAACGTTATGGGTTTCTCCATTAACTGTGATGGTGGCGTTGGGGGTTGAGGACACTGCACCGCTACGGGTGTTGAGCATCCTGCCATACATAGTATGGATATTAGCAATCCTAGCTTCATACGCATCTTGAACTCCTTTAGTAATTAATTGCGCTTCTTTCTCTTTGGCTGCGGTATCATCTGCTTGCTTTTGCGCCACAATAGTTTGCTCATCCACATAATGAACAAAACGCAAATGCTCAACGTAGTAACCGCTAAATACAAGAGCAAGATATAGTGCAATTTTGTAGTAACCACTAAACCCACCTGTAAATAGAGAAATTAAAAAGCTCATTGTGGATCCGGCTCAGTATCTTTTTTCATCATAACGGCAGCGCCATGCGCACCAGAAATAATACCGATAGCTTGAGCAAATCCCATTAAGTCCATAGCGCCATTATGAAACGCATTCCATGCAGCACCGGCAATCGTAGCTACTGTTGTAGTTACCCAAGACCAACGACCTATATCGTGTGTTTCGTTATCTTTACCAGTAACCAAGTGTTTTAAAAAGTCTACCATTTGTAACCCCAAGTTAAATACCATGCAATAACTGCAGCTATTAAAAAACAATAAAACTGCACCCTACGTACTTCATTTAAATCATGTTGAAAATCTTCGTTATCTTTTCTTTGAAGGTTCTCAATATCTAATTTAATCTTCAATACTGCTTCCCATTCTTTTGCGCCATACTTCTTTACAAAATCAATCTTTAGCTTTGCTTCTTCTTCACTAATTTGTTTCTTTTGTTTCCAGTCTTCCAATGCTCTTATTAACGCATTTTGTTTTCTAAACTCTGCTTCTCTTCTTTCCCTAATCCGCTCTTGTGCTTTCTGGTGAGCTACGGCTGTTCCGTCTTTTTGGATACCTTCTATACTTTTGGTTAAACCTTTACCCGCTTCACGACTTGCGTCCAAGCTTTTACTTAGAGTCTTTGCTCCTTCGGTTAAACCAAACGGATCCATATGCGCTCACTTTTTTGCACCGTTCCTTACGTCTTAATAATGAAGTTGATACCAAGGAATGGGGAAATGGTAGTTGCTGCAGTGCCAGAACCTGTATTAGAAGTTGATATTCCAGTAAAAGCTGTATTAGTACCGCTGCTTGGGGCACCATAGTTGCTACTAGACCATTGATTTCCCCCTTCGCTAGGTAGCGCTGGTATAGCATAAGTTTGTGTAGTATGTGCGTGGCCCGGGTCGTTAATCCCGTGATTGTGGGCTGGTAAGTTTGATACACTTAAAGTTGTTGTTTGAGAACCACCAGTTTGACCAATACTAGTAGCGATAGTGCCAATACCTAAAGCCATGCGGTCTGTATAGTTTGGTAGGTTAAATGTAGTTGATCCATTACCAGAACCAAATGTTGTACCTATAACACTAAATAAAGCAGAGTAAGTAGTGCGAGATACGGCACTACCATTACATAATAAGAACCCAGTAGGCGCAGTGGTAGTAGGCCACATTGCAATCGTTCCGCTTGGGAAAATAACTAGTGAATTAATAGTATTTTGTACGAATGCCGTAGTAGCTAAATTGGTAGAAGCATCTCCAGTAGATACTGTTATTCCAGTTGCGGTACTATTTGCAGAAAAGGTTCCATTAACAGTTAAATTACCTGTATCAGTTAATCCTGTAGCAGTTAAAGTTCCATTAACTTTAAAATTACCTGCAGAACCTGTTGCTCCCGCATAAAACCCTGTAGATCCATCACAATAAACTTCCGTAGTTACTCCGTTAGGAATAAGCAGGGGGCTACCAGTAGGTGTTCCACTAACGATTCCTTGAATATAAATTGACTGTCCGCCAGTAGATTGGTTAGAAATAATGTAAGTTTTATTTACATATGGTGCGTAAACATAACGGGTTGCAGATAAAGTGACAGAGCTAGGAACAACGATAACTTGATTGCGGGCTTCGTCCGATGTGCCGTTAAGGTTTGATAGGGTGTAATTAGAATCACCCATAGCAGTTAAGTAGTCTACCCCAGTAACGGCTTGTTCAATTAAATTCCAGTTGGTATTAGTTGTGTCGCCCCAAGTACCGGCAAGGTCACCATCCCCAATTAGGGTTATTTTTAACGAGGTTGAGTACGATTCTGCCATGATATATCCTTATTGCGTATTATTAATTACCACCCAGTTGGGCGTCTGTGTATTTCCAATATTAGCCCAAGTTGTTGATTCTGTGTTGTTTATTGGGTTAAACGTAATAGTATTGCTATCGTTAATTTGGAACCAACCAGTAACGCCATTAATTTCACCAAAAATAACGTTTTCCAAAACATTTACATTATAGTTGGCTTGGGATGTATTAGCATCAGCAAAATTGACGTTTTCCACTTGAGAATAGAATATGTTAAGAATAGCCGTCTGGGTAGAGGCAAATGTTATTGGTTCTGTAACTTTGTCGTAATAAACCGCTTGGGTTACGTTAGAATCGGCAAAATTAACGTTTTCTGTTATTGAGTTAGTAAATGTTGATTGCTCTGAATTAGAGTCGGCAAAGCTGGCTGTTTCCGTAATGGTTTCTTGAAAAATTACCCCTAGGGAGAATAAATCAGTAAACGTAAAGTTTTCAGTCATGGACTCTAACAATGCAGCTGATATGGTATTGGAATCGGCAAAACTAAAATTCTCTGATTGGGATGCAGCAAAGGAGGCGGCTATAGACTCGCTATCAGCAAAGCTTAGGTTTTGGCTTATTGACTCTGCAAACTGGGCTGTTATTGCTGGGGTGTCGTTAAAACTAAATGGTTCGGAAATGCTTAATGAAAATTGACCCGCAATAGTTGGGGTATCTACAAGGTTAAAGTTTTCGCTTATTGAGCTAGCAAACGCCGCCGATATAGATGGGGTATCAGCAAAGTTAACGTTTTCAGTTACAGACCCAGCAAACCCGCCAGAAATAGCTAATACATCAGCAAAACTAACATTTTCAGATACAGAAAGATTAAAGGCGTTACCGCCTAACGCAGCAAAAGGAGATTGAGCAAAAGCTGCGTATCCAAACATTATCCGACTAAAGCCTTAATTTCATCTGCAGTTAAACCAAGCGCAGTTAATTTAGCTAGTGCAGATGCCTTTGCAGCGATAGTATCTTGTTCGGCTTTTTCTTCAGCAGCTTGTAATTCGGCTAATTTAGCTTGTGCCTGCGCCATGTCATAAGCGACTTCTTGTTCGTCTTTATCGTAAGCTATATCGCCACGAATGGTAACTACAGAAGGATTAAGTGCAAAAATTGCATCGTGTAAATTCATCATTGTGCAATCTCCATAAGAGTAATAGTTGATGGATTTTGATTAATACAAAAATATGCAGTTCCAGCATTAAAACTAGCAAAATATACTGTATATGTTGTTAATGATGTAGAAGCTGGAGAATCTAAATATGTTTGTGCAATTTGTTCATTTAATTGATTTACAGTTGGGCCATTTAAATATGTGCTTGTTGGATTTATAGAAAAAATTGAAGAACCACCTCTCCATAATTGAAGAACAACACCATTTCCGTTTGCAATAATTCCAGTTGAACAACTAACCATTACAAGAATTTTACTTGTAGAAAATAAAGGTGTAATTGAAGCAGTTAAACTTGTTGCTACTGGGCTTGTAGATGTTGTAGTTGTTTGAGTGTTATAAGTAGCATTAACTACTTGCAACACTGCTCCAGCGCCCATCATTCCTGTTTGAACTTTAGTTAGTGCCATCTGCAGCCTCCGGTGTGTTACCTTCTGCAAGCCAAGCTAGGTATTGCTGGTAATCGGTATTGTCTGGGTCGAATGGGATGCCTACTGGATTGGGGTCTAATCTTGTAACAAAATTAGGGGTAACCAAAGTATTACCTAATAGAATTTGATTTGGTAATTTATACATTTTATAACTCCGCAGATGCAGTAAAGTTTCCTGCATTAAAAATTACATAACAACGAGTGCCAAGCCCAACATTAAAAGAACCATTTATTAATAATACAGATGCGTTTGGAATTACAGTAACCGTTGGAGAACCAATACTTGCACCAGATGAAGAGTTTACACTTGGTCCGGTGACAGAAGGTATTACTCGCATTGGAGGAATACTAGCAATAGGTTGAGTTAAAGGTGCTCCTGAAGTTGTAGAAACAGCTTCTATTACTTGTGATGCAGTAACCGCAGATGACCAAAAATAACGCTGACATAAAGCCAACTCTGTACCAATACTACGCACTTCAAAGTTTGTTGCTGTAGTGCCGACTTCAAGTTGAACGCCAGTAATGTAGAAGGTTGCAGAACTTGTGTTAGATAGTTTTGTTCCGCCTGTTAATCCTAAATAATTACCTGTTTGCCAACCGAGGCCTGCATTACTGGACTGAGTTGTTCCAACGCCTAAGTCCCAATAAACAGATATGCCAATTCCATTAGTTGTTAACCATGTTCCGCTAGTATCTCCAGCAATAGTTATGGTTTTATATTCCCATGTGTTTGCAGAATTGATTGTGTAAGATGTAATGTAACTTCTGCTATTTGCAGAATTTTGCAAAGCAATTCCGTATGTTCCAGTAACAGAACAGTTAACCCAAAACGATAACGTCAATGTTTTTGCTGTAGATAAACCAAAATCTAAATCAGCGCAATTTAATCCTTCAATAGACTGATAGAAAGTAGAGTAGTTTGTTGTTCCTGGCGCACCACTTGTTCCAACTGAAATTAAAACACTATTTTTAAAATTTGCTGGAACAACTGATGATTGCGTAACATTAAACACAGGATTTGAACTAAAATTTCCACGCAACAAATACCATCTATCTACTGTATATCCGTTTGCATTACTTACAGTTGCACCAGCATTTCTTTGGTCAATAACCATAGCACCATTGATGATGCGGTTCTTAAACCCTGTGCTAACTCCGGGTGAGCCTAGCTGAGAAAGGATATTTGATGTTGTCATTTAAGTTGGTCTTCCGTAGGTCTAGCAAGAGTTGGGTGATTCCATGACTTAATATAGTCGCCAGCACCATTAGAATCATTCTGTAATGTAATTACAGTCAAAAAGTCCTGTTGTGTAAGACTTGGATATAAAGCTATGATTTTTTCGTATAACATTATGCTGTCCTCACCATTGCTGCTTGAAAATATGTTTGAGTTTGACTGCCATAAAAAGATGGTAAAGATACAGCAGTTAAATATCCATATAATTCAAGATAATCCGTTGTGCCATTCATATAAATTAAAGCACTAGCGTTAGTAATTGTTGTTGCTGGTGCTGCTGCTGGATAACTGTAGTTTCCGTATTTAAAACCTGTACCATTTTTGTAAATTCCAACAACTACAGTCACATTTCCAGAAGATGAATAAAAATAAATATTACCTGTTACTTGATAATAACCAGCCACATTAGGAGTAAACCGATAATTAGTGGTGTTGTCATAGCAATTTGCTGTATCAAACTCTTTAGTATTGCATTGCACTTTAGTAAAAACGCTATTAGATATACTTTGTGTTGAACTTAAATAAGCACTAAACGCTGGCATATTACCGCTAACCATTACTGTGCCAGTAGCGCTGGGGAATGTGGCTGTATTGCTACCCGGTGTATTTAAAGTAGTAATTGTGCTAAGATATGAATTGGCTACAGAATTTGCCGTTGCAGGGATAGCGTTTAATACTGAAGATACATAAAAGCTCTGCGTAGTAATAAGGTCGCCAGCAGTTGCGCCAGTAGTCAAAACCACAGTAGTACCGTTAGTCGCAGTATAGTCGGCAGAGCCTAGCAAAACACCATTGCGGTAGACACTAATAAATCCTACTGTATAGCTTGGTGGGGTAAATGTAGTCTGTCCTGCGGTTGCAGTAAATTCGGTCTGGGTGCGGTATGCTGTGGTCGTTACGCCAGATGCAGGGATACCAAGATAGCGGGCTGAGATATTTCCTGTACCAGTTGGGGGCGCAGCCGAGAATGTTAGGGTTGTACCGGATACTGAGTAGGTAGATGGGTCTTGAACTACACCAGATATTGCTACGAGAACAGATGCCGTATTAGCTGGCGCTACACTCATTGTAAAAGATGTAGCTGTTCCCGTTCCACTGAACGTATCTGTTAAAAATGCTACCTGATAAGGTGAAGAACCGATATATGGCATTACGCTAATTGCTCCGCAGTTGGTTTAGCTAGTGTAGGGTGTTCCCACTTGGCTATATAGTCGCCTTTGCCGTCGCTATCGTTTTGCAAATGGATAGTGGTTAAAAAATCGTTATCCGTTAATTGGGGATAAATTGTTTTAATTTTGTCGTATAAACTCATTATGCTGCCCTCACTAAAGTAGCTTGAAAATAAGTTTCATTTACAGGGCCGTAATCAATATTTTGAGAAGAACCTGAATTTTGAAAAGCATAAACTTCTACATAGTCTGTAGAACCATTTAGATATACTAAACAAGAACCAGTTAAAAATGTATATTGACCACTTGTTTGCATCCTGTTGCCAACTTTGTATGCAGAACCATTTTTATAAAATTGAAAATAAGCAGCATTAGCACTAAATCCAGTAAAAGAAATATTGGCATTTAATTGGTAATAACCAGCAACAGTAGGGGTATAAGTAGTATTACTTGTAAAAGATGAAGTGGTATCCCATTCTTTTGTTTGAAATAAAACTTTAGTATTGGTGCTATTAGATACAGATTGTGACGATGTATTGTATGCACTAAAAGTAGGCATATTACCGCTAACCATTAAAGTACCCGTAGACCCTGTAGAAGTTGCATCTATTACGCTAACTGACATTACACACCTACCTTTGCTTGTAATGCAGTAATAGTAGCTGCTTGTGCATCTACTTTAGCGTTTAGTTCTTTGATTGAAGCTACCAACAATGGAATAATGTCGGTATATTGAAGTCCCAATACACCATCTTTTTCATTAACTGCTTCAGGTAATACTTTTTGCACATCTTGGGCAATTAAAAATGGATGATTTATTTTTTCAGGGTCATCAATATAGTTGCCAATTACTGAACGCAAAGAAACAACTTTAGTTAACGCATCGAAAATTGGAATTAAATTTTCTTTTTTTGTTTCATCTGATGTTGCTGACCAAGAAGTTGCTCCATCAGCCACATAAACACCAACGTTTGATTGATTGTAAACGTTCCAACTATTTCCAGCATCAACTCCACTTCTCCAAAACTTTCCAGCAGAAGTAGCAGTATTTCTTTGATACATAGTTGCATAATTAGAACCACCACCTACCACATTTAATACTGGTGCTGGATTAGATGCAACTAACACACTTGTAGTTCCAACCAACAAATTACCACTAGTATCAATGCGCATTTTTTCTGATGTGCCTTGAGAAAAACTTAATGCCCCAGCTCCGCTACCGCCTGATGTAAATAAAGAAAACCCATCACCCTGATGCCCTAACAGTAATTCTGATGAAGAACCACTATTGTTTGTTCCTATTTGAAGGTTATAAACCCTTCCATTTGGTGCAGAAATAGTTGTAGTACCAATACCCACATTCTGTGATGTATCAACATATACAGCAGTAGTAGGAGTAGAGCCTGTCTGCAAAGACAAAGCTGAGTTACCGCTTTGTATATTTGTAATTGTTCCAAGCTGCGCTGTATTTACCGTCCCCGCTGCTGGCTGGATTAAATTAGTCTGTAAACTCGTATACTCAACCCAAATGTTATTAGGGGTTGTTGAGTTAGCTGGAGGAGCTGATGTAAAAGTTAATGTTGTACCGGATACGGTATAAGCGTACTGTGGATTTTGAACTACGTTATTGACGCTAACAATAATCTGTGCCGCAGATACTACAGCGCTAGGTAAGGTAAATGACGTAGCTGTGCCGTTGCCTGAAAAATAAGCAACTTGTGGGGCGTATTGCTGGACGGAGAGCGAATTGCCGAGATATGCCATTATTGTGCCGTTAAGACTGATACCCAACAATCCCCAGAACTAGCGGCGCTATTTTGCACACTAAGCGAGTCTGAGGTATTCATAACTACTCTGTTACCTTGAATACATTCTATAGTACCGCCGACTGGAACTGTGGCTTGATATACCAGATAGTAGTTTACTGCACTACGAGTAATGTATACAGAGGTTGTAATCGGTGAAGAAGTCGTATTAGATACTAAAGCACTAGCAATCGCAATCGTTCCTGCTGTTACGCTAGAAATTACGGTAGATGCCGCAGTACCTACGTTCTTTGCTGCATACGAGGTATTTGAATAAGTAGTCATGTTAGCCCATCATAAATGATAAAAAGTACGCAACGTCATTAGAAGCGCCGGCAGCCCAAACTGGGGGTGTGCTTGAACCTTGCGAAGTTAAAACCTGTCCAGTCGAACCATATTGTCCGTTAAACGCCACTGCACTAGCAGCGTTGATTGTCATTGCATCAGTAGTTAAATTGTTAATTACAAAGTGAATAGCATTAGAAGTATTAGTACCAATTGCTAAGTCTGTGCTTTGTGAATATAAATATACTACTCCGGGTGAATTGAATACGCTTCCTGATGCCGAAAACGTTGAGCTATTAATACCAAAGTCGCCGTAGTTGGTAGTAGCTGTACCACCGTTTGAGCTAACAATAATATCAGTTGATGCGCTTGTGCCGTTGTTAGTGTTTTGGTAAATAACTTGAGCATAACTATTGACGTTAGCTGAATAAGAAGCCCAAATACCCGTATCAGAATAATTGATAGTTCCGTAAGAATAAACGCCAGAAGAAGCGGTAGCCGTAGGAAACGCCGTAGATGTTGCAGTTACCGTATTTAATGACGCATTAGATCCTGTATAAATAGCTTGTTCTGCAGGGTAGGTAACAAAAACCGTTAAAGTATTTGAGGTGCTAAAACTAACTTTAGAAGGTTGTGTGCCAGCGCTATTAGATAAAACCGTAGTTCTTTGTAGAGCATTTGGAGTTCCAGCAATAACTGTACCAATGCCTACTTCCCATGTAAATGCAGTAGGGTCATAAATTGTGTAATACGTTGTATTGTTATTACCAATGCCAGAAACAAAAGACTGATAGCCGTTTACCGCACCAGCCAGACTAACTGAGCCAGTACCGGTACTAACGGTTCCAGTTTCTTGGACACGATCTGCAACGATGAAGGTCATTTAAGCCCCTTAGCTTGTTGCAGTAGTCGTGTACGTTACAGTGACGGTATCTCCAGCGGTAGTAGTCTTAGCTACAGAGAACGCACCAGCGCTCCATAAAGTTCCACTTGAAGTATTAGTAAACGCTGCAGTAGCACCTGTACCAGTCAACAAGAAACAACCAGCTACCGTACCACCAGCGCCCGCAATCGTATACGTTACAGCAGTAGCAGCGCTAGAAACAATATTAGTACCAGCAGCAGTTGCGTTGTTTCCAGTTGCAGTTGTAAATACGGCTGTACCACGTTGGGCTGTACCGGATACGGTATAAGCAGTAAACTCAGTCCAGTCAGAGTGTGATGCCCAAGTGTCTGTAGGGCTAAATCCGGTATAAGTACCGATCAATCCTAAGTATGGACCAACGATAGCAGTAGCGCTAAAGAAGGTATTGTTCATTGCAAGGATTTTGCCTTGTTGAACAACTTGGTTTTCAATACTGTCTTCCCACTTAACGTTACCGTCTTTATCGTGGCAAATTACATGGTAGTAACCATCAGCCGCTACGTTTTCTAAATTGGCAGCATTAGCTTGTAGTGTCGCTACAGCGTAATCGCCAGATCCTGTAAATTCTTTATGCATAATTACTCCTAGTCTGGACTACTATAGTTGATACTACTACTAGTAGTACCGAGGGTTAAAATTGCGGACGAATAATTCGCTGCCGGAAATTGTATGGTAAAGCTAGTTGTACAAGTCTTGTCTGACCCAAAATTTAATACAAAACACGCTGCACCTGTAGTTGCATTGTATACTAATGCCCCCCTAGCGGTAAAGGATGCTGGGTTCCAAACCGCATTTTGGAAAGATACGTAGGTGATGTTATATTGGTTGTTTTGAGTGGGTGGTACAGAAATAGTCAAAGGTAACCCACCAGCCGTATATCCTGTGCCAACAACTTCATTTACAGTTGTATAAGCTGTAGTTTGCTGACCTAAGTTTGCTAGCCCAGTATATAAAGCAATTTTATAGTTGCCAGTAGTGAAATTTTCATTCCCATTTAGCAAATTTTGCTGAAAAATCGTGCAGGATGTTTGGGTAATCATGAGACCACATTACCTTTAAGATTAATATTAAGCTTGGTTTGACCATCTCTGTAGGCATCACCACGATCAAGACCGTCACAGAAGCGTCTAAACTCTAATAGGGCTTCTTGATATTTAGCCTCGTAATTTCCAACAATATCAGCTTCACCCTTCATAAATAACTGGGCTTCACGCATAGCACCATAGAACAGCACAGGGTCATAATTATCGCCAAGCCAGCTAGTTCCAGTTGTATTAGATACGCTGGAAACGTTTACAGTAAATCCTGAACCAGTACCTGAACCAATAGAAGAAGAGCTAAAACTAAGCGTATCCCCCATAACATAAAAGACACCGCCATCATTAAGAGTAATATTGGTTACTGCGCCAGAAGACCCTACTGTAATTGTAGCTGTAGCATTTGAGCCATTTCCACCGGTTAAGGGTACTTCTGGATATACGCCGGGAGTGTAGAGCGATCCAGCATTAGTAATTGAACTAAACCCATTAATAATACCCTGCACAATAGTAGGTGGGTAGTAGTAATAATGCATCTCAATAGGGTAAGCTTGGTCGGGTGCGGGTGCAACCATAATAGTCATTTCATTGACATTACCATATTGGGAACCAAAAAGAGCGTAGTATTTAGGAGTTCCAGTTGGCGTTCCTTGGTATGCAACACCGTTATTGGCGGCGTATGGATACGCTTGGCGCATGAAGTTAACATCTTTATTAATCAGATAGTTATACATCCCCGTAGTTGGATCTATAACTGCAAAAGAGTAATTTGCCAGCCAGTCAATAGGGAGAGCCACATATTGGTTACCTGATGTCATAGTACCAACTACGTTCTTACGCAGTGATGGTACGTTTACTGAATTGTATATACGAGTTTCAGCCTGTTGGACAAACTGAGGAATGTCCTTAACAAATAACGCCTCAGTGTTCTCGGCGTAGTCTTGTATCAGTTGCTGAAGCTGTACGTAATTCATTATGCCATTGGACCTCTAGACATACGACCTTTAGTTGCAGCGCCAGCGCCACGCATTTCAATACCATCAGTCTTAGGACCACGAGTATTATTACCAATAGAAACACGCATAGCAGGCATGCCACCCGGCGTTACTTCGTCTGCTTTTAAAGTATTAGGATCAGTTGCATAGCAAACACCTAACTCTACATCAGAAGTACCAATTTCTTTTCCTGACATTTTATGTGGCTTAGCGTACTCGCTAGCCGGTTTAACGTTTTTAGCCATATTAACGACCTCTTGAGCTTGACTTCTGGTTCATAGCACGAGCCATATTACGACCCATAGCTTTTTCTTGGGCGCTAGTTACACCGCCTTTAGCCATTTTATTAACCATTTTTTTAGCCATGCCGCCTTTTTTGAGCTTGTCTAAGTTAGTACCTTTGCCGCCCTTATGCTCTTGAGCATCATGCATTTTAAATGCTTTCTTAACGATAGCTTTATCTTGCTTGATATCTTCTTTCATGCTTTCCATCTTTGCCATGTTACTACTCCTTAAGTTGTTACTACGGTTACTGTGCCTATTGTAATGGCTAAATTCAAATCATTGGGGCTAAATGCATCTGCAAAACCCTGTGCCCCGCCTACAGGATTCCAACCCCACTGGGTCTGTCTACTACCATCGCTAGGATACCCAGCATTAGTTACACTGTTACTAGCGTTAGGGTTTACATATAACCCTGTATTTCCTGACGAATAATAGCTTACATCCGGTCTTGGGTCACGCACTCCTTGTGGGTCATTTACAGGGTATAGACCAAGTTGTAACTGTGGTTGATCTGGATCCCAGCAAGTAGGGCAAACCTTAATGTTAAATGGGTGTGTCTTAATAATCTCAGTTTTTAACTGATGCAACTTATACCTTTGCCCACACCGGTCACATTCGGCTATCGAGTGCTTGCCAGAAGCAAACTTAGATGCGGTCATAATTACCTAGAGTAAAACAAATTACGTGGAACCATACGCCAAGACGCTTTTTCCCTGTCCTCGTCGGCGGCTAATTGGAACTGCTGCTCATAGTCTGCTTTTAATAAAGGGATACGGTTCATATCAATATTAGGTAATTTCATAGCTAAATAATAAGCTAATCCTGCAGCCATACAAGGAATAAACCGGAATGGGATATCCTCGGTATTAACTCCCGTGCCAGAGTCCTGTATGCGACGCATACGCCAGTAAATAAACTGATACTGAGTTCCCGGAACCCCTGTAGGCCAAATATTGATATTGGGTAGGTAGTTGTTATATACCAAAGCCCCAGCTGAATGAGACGCAGCGGTAGTGCCGTTCATCCCACGGTAGCAATTTAAAAGCTGATTAGCCTGCCCATTTACAGCAGTGCCTAAGTTTTGGTACAGAATAGTTTCGCCGTCAATATTAATATAGCCTTGGCTACGCATATTGGCAGTTGACGTTACGTTAATAGTTGTATCCGTAGACGCTATAGGGTATCCGCTTGCTACGGTGGTCACTGGTGTCGAGTCAACGTTTCCTGATTGGCGGTCAATCCAAACTTGAATAGGACGTCCATAAGCATTTTTAGTTGGTAAATCAAGGTAATCATCTGCAGAAATACGGGTGATGTTAATATCAATTTGATTTTGTCCTGAACCTTGACGAATAACGTGGTCGTATAAATCGATTGTATCTACAGGAATTGGATAGCTAATCTGACCTGCATTGATATTGATAGGAATTTGCCCCTGCTCAATAGTCCAAAGATTTATGCCACGATTCGCCCACTCAATAGTGAGCATATTAAAACTACGCTGTGCCGTTCTAAAATCGTAACCAGAACGGGACTGTGAACCACAACGCTCAAAAGCTTCCTCAATGAGGTCGCCCATGTCTAAATTGAACGATGTAGTTCCTGAAGTAGCCATTACTTAGCTTTCTTTTTAGCAACAGTTTTTTTAGCAACCGTCCGTGTGGTGGCTTTCTTTAACGAAGGGGCTTTCTTCTTTGGGCGTGGCTCAAAGTCCTCGCTTGGAACAGGAAAAGGCCAAGCCGCTATTTCAGCTGGATCTGGTTCAAACTTACTTAGTGCCCACTGTAAAGCTTTTTTAATATGTTTTTTCATTTCTTTAGCCCTTTCAGGGTTTCCGCCAGCCTAGCCCGCTTACCCACCTTGCCGGGTTTCTTTGCAGCTGCAGCTAATTTGGCTGCCGGAATAGGTTTACCGGGTTTAGCGCCTAATTGAGAACGCAACGCACCGGGTTTTTTAATAGCATCTTTAATCCAATTTTTAGTAGCCATTATTTTTTCCTTGCTGTTTTAGCAGACTTGATAAAGTCTTCTTTTGTAGGTGCGCCTTTAGATCCAACTTTACGCATTTTTTCACCAGAGCCAGCTTTAATACGTGCCTGCTTTGCATGAATATTGGCATAAAGCCCAACCTTACCACCTTTTTTAGAGCCTTTTGTTTCTTGTTGCATTAGCGCTGTTTGGTCTTGGTAATTAAGTACTGGGTCACCTATAGTTGCTCCACCAGCGTCATAGCCTTTAACTTTGCCACCTTTTTTATACATAGTGACATCGTTCGGATTGTCTTTCCGAACAATAGTTTTAGCCTTTGGCATCTTAGATGGGTTAATATCGCCCATCCCACGAGAAGCTCGCATTACTTAGCCTTAGACATTCCGCCACCACACATGGCTTTTACATGATCGTGGTGCATTTTGTGAGGAGTTTCACCGTACATCTTAGAAACTTTCTCTTGCTCATGCATGTGATCATGGCCTTTGCCATAGTGATGCTTAACGTGTTCTACATTGTGCTTGTGTTCCATAGTTTTACCACCTTTCTTATAGGCATTGCCCATTGCGTCCATACGACCTTCTTCCATGCCCTTACGAGCAGCATCACCACGAGATCCAAAAACCTCGTAGTCCTGTTTAGCTTCAGCAGCTTTACCCTTTGCTGCGTTATCAGCGTAATACTTCTTTTGCTGTTCTGGGGTCATGATTATTTGCAGTTAACTAGTGGACCGTTACCGATGGTGTTACCACTCATCTTTGGGTACTTGGTCTTAGTTTTACCACGCTCAGCGATACCATCAATACTAGGAGCGCCAGTTTTAACTTTGCCCATAGTTTCGCTACCCATAGTCTCTTTTTGAGAAAATTTCTTAGTTGCCATCATTTTTTCTTCACCTTTCCGCCAGTTTTTTTACCGACGTATTTGTTTAAATTAACATCTGGTGCATTCTTTTGCTGCCCTAGAATACTACCAAACCTTGTTTCTTGGCGGTTAATTTGGTTCTTGCCGCCTCGAGTAACACCAACACCACCACCTAGACCAAATTTCTTACCTTTATCAGCCTTGGCAAACTCTTTACCGACTGATTGTTTAATTCCTACCTTCTTAGCAAAAGCCTTATTGTGTGCTACGGCTTCCATTAAGTTATGTTGTTTTTTGCTTACGCTTGGCATTATTTTAAATAATCCTTAAATCCAGACCAAAGCAAAGTAGCTACGCCAACTACTGCCATCCAAACTAAACCAGTTAAAGTTTTTTCAATTATAGCTTTACGTAGTGCAGCACGTTCAGCTTCTGCTTTAATTGCCATTCTAACCCATTGAATTTCTTCATCGGATAAAGGGTGGTGTTCTACTGCTTCTGCAACTGCTGTTTTTAGCAGCTCCATTAACTCTGACTTAGTTTGATCATCTAGTTGCATCTTAACATTTCCATCGTTTTAAGCTAGCTGCCTTACGAGTCGGACGACCTTTTTCGTCTTTCATAGGACCCGGCATTCCAGACATTCTTGCACAAAAAGACTTCTTACGTGCGCCACCTTCAGGTTGCGGAGCCTTTAAATGCGACCCCGTTTCCCGATTATATTTTGCACGACCTTTGGCAGTAAGACCAGCACCTTTAGATACTGGAAGCTTCTCACCTCTACCAACTGCAAGTGATGGGCCTTTTTTCTTAGTTGCCATGTTAGCTTCCGTTAGAAATTAATTTACCAGTCACAATAATACCTACTGGAACAGTTCCAGTGCTTGTGTATAACTGCCATTGAATGTCTGTTTTTTCGGTATACGCAAACGGATCTGCTACACGACTTGCTGTGTAAATAGATACAAATGGTTGTTGCAACACGTTCAAAGTTACGCCATTAATATTATTTTTAGCTTGTACTTTATAAGTTACGATAGTAGAACCAGTATAGCTATTACCAGTATTAGCCTCTACCCAATCTAAATAAAAAGTGTAGCCGGCTGGGACTGTATAAACTGTGCTTTGTGATTTACCAATACCAGCGTTAATTTGCGCCAGAGTATTAGTACTTTGTTTAGCAGTAATAATACCAGCATTAGATGTTTGACCGGAAGCAACACCAACCATACTTAGCGAATTTACACGTAAGTAACTACCAATAGTTGTAGAAGTTGCAGTGCCGTTTAAAACAACAGTTTCTGAAATAGGGTTAAAGTTTGCATCTAAACCGCTAATAAAAACAGCAGCTGGGGCAACGTCGGCAGTGTTATTACTTGAAATAAGCAAGGTTGAAGCCGTTGTTGGGTATACATAAACAGCTGCATTTTCCCAAATAGCAATATTGGTAGCTGTACCAACAGATGCTTGATAAGCAAAAAGACTTACAGTTTGATGACCAGTAATTTGACCACGGGCTACTTGTAAATCAAAAGGCTCGGTTCTACCCGAACGGGTAATTGACATTACCGAATTATTAGTGCTCGGTATTCCACTTGGGCTTTGTGCCATATTAATCTCCTAAAGTTGTAAAAAGGGGCGGTGTTAAGGACACTCGTTTAAGCGCAACGACCTTCAGCTGTGCGCCCCATTTATTCGATTAATTAGTCAAAGTTACCGTATGGGTAGGTTGTCGCATTACCAATGTTCATGTCTTGTTGAGCATACTTTAATGTAACTGCAATTTGACCTGATGTTGGCGCTGTAATTGAACCTGCAGTAATTTTCAAAGTAACAACAACTTGGCTAAACCATGAAGGTTGTTGACCGGGTTGAATATTCTGAACATCTTGCAAAGTACCAAATGCATAATCCAACTGTGTGCCTACAAAAGTTGCAGTTCCACGAGTTGCTGAAGTGATAGCAGACATAGTTGCATATACACCAGTAGAGGTTGCAAATGCATTAGAAACATATGGCTGAATAGAAGTTGCTGTCACGCCACCGCCAACTGGCAATGTACCAACATCAACAATAACGTCAGTAATGTTTGAGCCTTGTGGGATCAAGAATGATACACCACGATAAATTGTGCCTGAAGTATCAGCAGTTGGGGCTGAAGCAACAGTAGGGCCGTTAGTGCTGTAAGAACCATTCTGTGCAGTCCAAATAGTAGCTGCATTATTGGGGATGTTTCCAGAAGTAACAAATACGCCAGAACCACCACCATAGTTAGCAGTGTTTGGTGTTGTTACAGAAAAATCTAAAAATGCTTGTTGAGCTAACAAGACTGGGCCAACGTCACGTTGTGGGCCAAAACGATTATCGCCAGATAGAACTGGACCTTCAAATGTACTACGTCCCATAATGGACTCCTTATGCAAAAGTTACTATCCCGATCATTGCATTGTCTGCTGGGGCAGTGGTGGAATAGTTAATCACCCAGATGTTGTTATTTTACACACAAAATTGTTTTTGGGAAGTCTTTTATATACAATCGGACAAATGAACAAAAACCTCACGAATCAGGTTCAAGTCCTTTACAACCGAGCTTTAGCGCTAAAAAACCAAGGACACATACAAGCAGCGTTAGTTGAGTGTGACAAAATACTAACTACTGTTCCAAAACAATTTGATGCCTTGATATTAAAGGGTATCATTCTTAGCGAAAACGGGCGCCAAATAGATGCATTAGGCCTATTTAATGAAGCTTTAAGTGTTAAAAAAGACCCTGCAATTTACAATAATCGGGCTAATATTTACCAGCAAATGAAGCAATTTGAGCTGGCTATGGACGATTATGATGCCGCAATTAAGCTAAACCCACGGTTTTTAGAGGCTCATTACAACAAAGCCAACTGTTACAAAGAAACAAACCAATACCATGAAGCCATTAAATGGTATAAAAAGTCTTTGAAAATTAACCCTAAATACTTCCATGCTTGGAATAACATGGGGCTTTGTTATCAGTCTGTGCAGGATTTTGAAGGCGCTTTAGAAGCTTGTAAAGAGGGGGCTAAAATTGAGCCTAATAACTACGTTATATATAACAACATGGGGTTTGCCCTACATGTTTTAATGCGCTTAGACGAGTCCATAGCGGCTTTTAATAAATCTATAGAGCTTAACCCAGACCAGACTGATTCTAAATTTAACATTGGGTTTGTACATCTTTTAAAGGGCGACTTAGAAAAAGGCTGGGTCGGGCACGAAGAACGGTTTAAAAATAAATACCGCCCTACAAACTTACCTAACATGTGGCAAGGTGAGGACTTAAAAGGTAAGACTATATACATAATCCACGAACAAGGGCTTGGAGATACTATTCAATTCATTCGTTATGCCAAGCAACTAAAGGCTATGGGGGCTAGAGTAATTGTGGGGGTTAAGCCAGAAATAGTAAAGTTAGTCAGTTCTATGCCAGAAATAGACATGATTAACACCGATCCTAAGTTTATTCCAGAGTATGACTATCAATGCCCCATGATGAGCTTACCCTACATATTTAAAACTAGGGTAGACAATATTCCGTATCACAGATACTTCTTTGCAGATCCTAAAAAAGTTCAAGAATTTTCAAGAAAAATGGGGCCAAAGACCCGACTAAGAGTAGGGTTAGTATGGTCAGGAGGCTTTCGTGCAGACCAGCCTGAGATATGGGCAGTTAACGAAAGGCGCAATATTAAACCGGAAAAGATTGCAGAAATATATAACCCTAACGTAGAGTTTTTTAACTTACAGTTTGGCGCTAAAGAGTTGCCTTTTCCTATGGTTGATCTGATGAGTGAGGTTAAAGACTTCTCAGACACAGCGGCTATTATTGAAAATCTGGACCTAGTCATTAGTGTGGATACTTCTACTGCGCACGTAGCGGGCGCTATGGGTAAGCCTGTATGGATGTTAAATCGGTTTGACACTTGCTGGCGTTGGTTAGAAGACCGTAAAGATACGCCTTGGTATCCAAGCTTTACCATTTACCGCCAAGAAAAATTTAACAACTGGGACAACGTAGTTGCTGACATTAAAAAGGACTTAGATGCAAAATCCAAATAACTTGCCATATATTCTTGAAGGTGGTTTAGGAGACTTTTTACAGTTCTTGCCTTTTGTTCAAGTATATCCAGAAAACAAGTACATACTTTTGTGCCACTTTAAAGGTGCTAAAGAGTTATGTAAAGCATTAAAAATAAAACCTATTCAAATTGAATATTACGCAACGGAAGAAGAAAAACCCTTAGCTGTTGGACGGTTAAAACAAAAAGGATTACCTTGCCCACGGATTAGGTACTTTGATAAAAATCCTTTTCCGCCCGCTAAACCTTTATTTACTGACGAAAGGCCAGTAGTTGGTATACACCTTCACGCCAGTAAAATTGCGCAGTTTTGGCTTAAGAAACTAAACCTACAGCCTAAAAATTTACCGATACCAATCGTAGAAGAACTAGCAAAAGACTACAACATTATTTTATTTGGATTACCTGATGACTTAATGGCAACCAAAATTAAACAGTCTGACCGAATTAAGTTTGTTTGTTTTTTAGATATTGCTAAAAGTTTTTCATATGTGTCGCAGTGTAATGCTTTAGTAGGAAGCGATAGTTGTTTTAAAACTCTAAGTGTTATGCAGGGTATCCCAACTTTTGTTTGGATCGGTGACCATGAAGACGGATTTAGAGACCAATATTTTGTCGATCCTTATATAAAAGATGGCACTATGGGTCAGTATCGGTTTCATATTTTAGCAAATGAGTATGAACCAGCTTTGGCTGCAACTAAAGAATATCTAAAAGGAGTATTGAAATGAAATTTTATGGAGATGTGCGTGACCAACTAGGCAAACGAGCAACTGGGTTTGACTTTATTTTTAATTACCTTAAAGATATCCGTAACCCATTTATTGCAGAGACAGGCTGCGCTAGGCAAGAGAATAACTATGAAGGTGATGGCTTAAGTACTTTGTTATTTGACAAATACATAAATGAGTATGGCGGATACTTAGCAGCTGTAGACATCTCGCCCGTAAGCGTACAGTTTGCCCTTAGTCACATGGTTTGTCCTAGAACCAAGATTGTTCAATCGGATAGCGTTGATTTTTTAAAAATGCTTAATACTGATTTGCAACATGATAAAGTAAAGATTGATTTTTTATACCTAGATAGTTTTGACTGGACTGAACAACTACAAGTAGAAAGTGCTACACATCATCTTAAAGAGTTAGAAGCAATTATGCCTAGCCTAAAACCCGGTGCTTTAATTGGCGTAGATGATAACTGGAAAATAGGTAATACTAGAGTAGGTAAAGGTTGGATGGTGCTAGATTATTTAGCTAGTTTAGGTATGCAACCTGTATTTGACGAATACCAAATATTCTGGATTTATAAATAAAAAACCCCCGAGCCTTTTGAGCCGGGGGTTACATCAACAGTCAAAAACCGTTGAGGGGGTAGTTCTTAGTAAGAACCGTAGATTCCCAATGGGTCAGAAACACCGAAGGAATAACGCTCACGAGACTTGTAACGTACGTTACCAGTATCAAAGTCGCCGTCCATGCTGTTCTGCAATGGGATACGAACAAAGTGCTTCAAACCGTTTGGAACATCAGTGGTCAAGAACCATGCGTTGGTTGCGGTCAAGAAGTGGTTAATTGTGTAACCTTCTGGAACAGAACCGTTGTTCTTAATTGCATTGATGTCGTTGTTGTTTGTACCAACACGGAGTTCAGTATCGAGCAAACGAGTTGCAACGAACTGAAGTGCAGGAGGAACAACCAACTTCTTAGGTTTAGCAGCGATCAAGAGACCACGCTCATCAGTCCAAGCAGCAATTTGAATAACAGCATTTTCTAATGCAGTTTCGTTCAAGTCAGCAGGAGTAGATGGAGTGTTGGCGTTAACACCACCAGAAATCAAAGGATGTGCTGTTGAGAACAATGCTTGTCCGTCACCGTATGTTACTTGGGTGTTGAAACCGTTGTTCAAAACTGCAGCAGCTTTAACCTGTTTGGTGTAAGCCATAGCACGAGCTAAGCCTTTGGTGTAGCGAGCTGATAAAGAATCGTAGAGGTTATCTTCGATTGCTTCTTCGGTCAAGCTAAAGCCAAGAGCGATAGTTTCGTGGTTGTAACGAGCTGTCCATGCTTCTTGCGCATTGTCGTAAGCGATGGCTTGGCCTTCGTTCTTGACTGGTGCAGCGCTAAAGCCTGACAGTTTTGTTTCTTCTTCAAAAGAACGCTCAGAGGTCTCTGTTTCGTAGATCTCTTTGTGTTCTTCACCATAGCGAGCGTACTCCAAACCGAACAAAGCGTTCAATCCGGGGAGCAACTCTTTTAGTAGTTGGGCACGAGAAATAGCCATTTAAATGCTCCTTAATTAAATACCAGTAGCATTCATGTAACTCTGATAACCAAAGTTCCATGTTACTAATGCTTCTGGATAGCCGGTGAATGAAAACTGTGCAGCGGTTGATTGTGCAGTAGTAACTGCGGCGCTCAACGTAACAGCAGTGCCGTTTACTTGGGTAACCCAAGTGTTAGAACCAGCATTAATGCCGGGGCCTGAAACTGCCATGCCGGGCTGAATAGCTGAGTTAGCAGCAGACAAAGTCAAGGTTGTGCTTGAAGTTGTAGCGTTACCGGTAACAGTAACAGCAGATGCTGTAACGAGCTGAACAATACGGAATGGAGCAGCAGCAACGTTTGGACTTAAAACGCCAGTACCAATAGCGGTAGTAGCAATAGCAATACCAGCAGCAGAATCGCCAGTAGTTGTAGAGCCAGTGTTGCTATTGAGTGCGCCTAAATAGTAAGCATTAGAACCAACAAAAGCTGGGTTAATGTACTGAATAGTGCTGGAGTTAGAAGTACCGTTTGCCAATACTACAGTTTGGAAAACTGCTTGAGGATCATCAACAACATAGCCGATAGCATCAGGAGCGCTTGTAGAAGCATTCCAGTACTGATAGCGGTTTTTGCCGTAGATTGGGCCACCGGTTGTGGAATATTCACAACCAACAAAAATACCAATAGAACCACCAGTTGCAGTACCCGTTGTTGGGTTGAGGGTAGAAGCAATCAGTGTACCTTGTGTTGCACCAGAAGCACCTAATTGAACAACGTCACCGTTGTAAAGGCTGGTTGAATAGCCGTTAGTGATAGGGAACATGCGGGTAGAACCAGCAAATACACGACCACCAATTAGGTTAACTGGCTTTAGCCCGTAAGGGGCTGATACTGTAGGATAAGCCATTTAAATCTCCTAAAATTTAATTACCAGATCCAAAGCTTACTGTTGATTTCCGTTCCATAAAGATCGGCATTCTAGAGTCACTTTGGCGCATTAAGTTATTGTCTACAGCATCTGCTTGAGCTTGTGTTTGATCTTCAAAATACTTGCGTTGTTGTTGATCCATCTCAATAGGACGTTTGCAAAGTAATAACCCGCCAATTTCAATATTGTCTTTAAAACGACTACCGTCATCGACTAACAGTTTAAATTTGGGTTGTTCTTCAAGTAGAACAGGCTCATAACCTTCCCGGAAACGCACACTAATATTGCGTGGATCTGGGCTGTTCAACATTGAAACACGAATCCATTTGTAACCGTACCCCGGTTGCTTGTCTGGCTCTGGGAGTAGCTCTGGTGGCATCCACTGCTTAGGACGTTCACTAAATTCACGGTTATCTGCCTCACGGCTTAATTTGTTCTGGGCCATTGTCATGCCTCCACTTTAATAAGTTCTTTAACGTACTGCTCTGGGGTAAGTCCAAGTTTTTTAGCAAGCGCTACTTGCGATTGCGTTAACCGAACTCTCTTAGGTGCCGTCGACCTAGTTGCCGGAGCAACTACCGTTGCTGGTTTAGCTTTTGGCGTGTCTGCCTTTGGCTTTACTTCTACTTCTACTTCTGGTTCTGAGTCTTCCTCAAAATTCTCTGGGAACCGTTTACGCATCGTCTTGTCCAACGTTGCATAGTATTCTTCAGATCCAACCTGCACCCCTTGACGTTTTAGCTTCTCATGAAGTCCTAGAGCCGCTGCAGTCATCTCTTCGTCCTGTCCGAACCAAGGATTATCCGCTTGCCATTCCACGACCCGATCGTCAGGTCTTGGTGCATTTTGATACTGTTGTGGTGATTGTACAACATATTCTTCTTTTGGCAAGTCTGGCAGCTTAAATTTCTTGACTTTGTCAAGTTCCATCTGCGCCCTAGTCATTTCTTCTTGGGCTTCCATGATCTTGTCAGCATCACCAGCTTCATAAGCTTCTTTATAAGCCTGTTTAGCAGCTTTAAGTTGCGCTTTTGCCGTATCTTTCTTAGCTTCCTTATACTCTTTTTCACCTTCTTCAAGCATTAATTTCATGCGTTGATTCTCGGTAAGCAAGCGTTGGGCAGCATCTACTGCAGCTTGGCGCTCTCTTTCAGCAGCTTCAGCACGGCGACGCTCGTCATTCCAGACACGCTTCATCTTAATGAGCTTGTCTTTAGCTTCCTTGCTGTACTTGTCTAGATCGTCAACTTCTACTTCTAATTGTTTGACTTTCTCAGGATCTGCTGGTTTGCGACCACGATCTTCTTCGGGGGTATCGTCCTCGATCTCAATCTCAATCTGATCTTCTACGGGTTTACCCTTAGTTTCAGCTTCGATCTCATCAGGGAACTTATATTCTTGATTCTCTAAATCTGCCATAGTCCGGCTCCTTAAATGAATTTACGCTTGATGCCACGTGGATCTTGCACTACGGCTTCCACAGAGTCATCGTTAATAATCCGGAACTCACGGTCGTGAATTACCAGTCTAGTGCCTGCATTTGGGCGTACAAGGACAAAGTCACCCTTCTTACACCAAGGTCCGTTAGGAAAACGATCCTTATCGGCATAGCAATCTGGGCCTAAATCGACCACAAAAAGTACCGTTGTGAGCAGCTCATCGTGCCGACGGGTCTCGTCAGACTTGATAATCCCACTTTCAAATGCTTCTTCTGCTTCTGGAATCGCACATAGGATGCGATATCCTTGCGGTTGTGGAAGCTGTTTAGCTCTTTCTTCCGCTGTTCTAGCCATAACTGCAGCTAAGTCTACTGCTTGGCTAAGGTTTAGTTCACTCATTGTCCGAGTTCTCCAATCGTTGTTTGAGGTCTTTAATAATGGCACATGCAGCTTCAAGACCTCGAACTTGTCCACATGTGTATTTGTACTCATCAAAATCCTTAGCTTGTCCGTATGTCAGGGCATCACCAAGCATCTGTATTCTCTCCTGATACTGTCCGATCAGGTAATCGAGATGGTCGCTCATTCTTTAGTTTTCTCCTTAGGTTGCTGTTTAGCTTGTGCTTCTAACTGCTGGTCAGCTAGGTGCCTAGCATGTCCATGGTCAGCTAATGTCTTAGCTGCTTCAAACTGATGTTCCATCTGACGTCCACGTTGTTGATTGTGGATATCAGCTGCCTTAGACATTGCGTTCAAATCGGCTGTCTTCATAGCAGTTTGTGCTTGCAACTGCATTTTTTCACGCTCTAACTGCAACTGTTGTTGCTTGAGCTGCATCTCTGCTTGGTCTTTCTGTTGCTGAGCTTGCTGAGCTTGTTGCTTTAATTGCAACTCTTGTTGCTGCATTTGAATCAGAGGATCTTGTGCTTGCTGTTGTGCCTGTTGTTGCTGGACTTGCGCTTGGTTATTCTGCAATAACTTAACTGCGGCTTGTGCCAACAACGGAGCGAGCTGAGCTTCTACTTGTGGATCTAAATGTATATCATCGCCACTTTCGTCTGTCTGAGCAGGCAATGTAGAACCAAGTTGTTTTTCAATCTCGACACGATACTGGAAGCCTAAGTGCTCGTTAATATGCGCCATCATAGCTGCTTGAATCTGCTGCGCCATTGGATTGTTTTGCAACAACTGAGCAATCTTAGGATCCTGCATTGCACTCATGTGCACAGTAATATGTGCTTGGTGGTCTTGGTATGCAAAAGCTTTTGACGGTTTAAGCATCAATATGTTTTGATTTTCCGTAACTGGATCTGTCGGTTTCTGGTCTTCGTCCATCGGAACGAGTTTGTGTGCATTCTTAATCCCCAATACATCGAGCATCTGGCGATAGAGGAGAGGCATGTTGAAAAGCTGGGGCGAGCCTTGAGCCAACTGAAATACCGCTTGGTACTGTACGATCTTTTGCGCCATCGTACTTGCATTAGGATCGCTGACTGGAATGACATCGACGTTATCGTAGTCGCTTTTCTTCGCCTTACGATCGCCTTCGACTGGGTCATAGTTATAGTCCTCTGGTGCGTACTCAGCAATAATATGCTTGAGCAGTTTGAGTTCTTGTTTTAATGAGAAGTGAATACGTGCCTGAACAGCAGACATCACTTTTAATGTGCGCTCTAAGATTGCCAGCGTTGTACCAACTGGGGCGTTGGCTGACATATCTGATAGGTTCAAATCGGCAGTATTCGCAAAGCGACGTCCTTCCTCAATGATCTTATCCATCAATCCTGCTAGGACTTGGCTTGGCTCCTTGTATGGGAGGGGCATGATGTTGTCACGCATTGCGCCAGACGGAACATCAACATCTCTCCATTCTCCGGGGGCAATTGGAGTATCGTCCCCTTTGACACGCAACCCACGGGTCTTAAAGCCGCCCGGCAAATTGGATAGTGTCCCTGCATCGACCAACTGACGAATAATGGAAGTGCCACTTTTAGCATAAGCGCCAATAAGGTGGATGAGACCAAAACAATAAAAACCAAAACCGGGAATATACCCGTAGTGTACGAAGTGTTGTCTTTTCTTTTTAAGTTCATCATCTGGTTCCCAGTTTCTGCGGATAGATAGAACGGTCATTGTGCCCTTCTCGATTGTCACTACATATGGCAGTGCAATACCGGTGGGTTCACCGTTGTCATCCTTATCTTCAAAGCCCGGCAAGTCGAGGTCGACGTGCATCTCAAGAACTTTATATCTACTATCTGTTGTGGCTCTAAAGCCCAACTTCTCAGCAATCTTCTTCTCAACTTCATCTAGTGAGCTATGTGGGTCGCCCAAGTCAACGTCACGATATAAGCCATTAACCTGTAGGATCCTAAGCTCATTCTCTGTTTTGCGCATCACGTGCGTTACACGTGGCGAGCTAGCTAAGTCAGACGCACCATAAGGTACTACCATGTCTTCAGCTGGAACATACATTGCAACCTGACGACCTAATGCTGCATCGTAGTAAATCTTTTTGAACGCATTACCAGCAAGACCTAAACCCCATAACATACGCTCCATCTCTGGGCGATATTCAGGCATCTCTTCGGTCAACTGATAGTTCATGTCATCTTGGACACGCTCAGCTGCTTCTTTCTTGTCTTGGGTTTCTTTACCAACGATAAGTGTCTTAACTGGACCCATTGCTGGGAAAATAGACATCATAGTTTCTGCTTGGAACTTAACCAATGCTTCTGCAAGGAGTGGATGGTAGACTCCACAAGCGCCTTCCCACGGCTCAGCTCGTTCTTCAATTTTAAGGCCCAAGAGTTCTAAGCCATCCACGTAGGTTTGAATCCAATCTTTACGTGAGCCGACGTCTTCGTCAAAGTCACCAATCAGATCACCAGCAAGTTGTGTAAGATCACCCTCGCTAATATATTCGGCTAGGTTATCGTTAAACCCTTCTTCGCCATCATGTTCTTTTTCTAAAACAACTTCTAATCCATCCATGCCAATTCTGACTGACTCTGGATCCTCAATCTCAATCTCTAATGGTGATTCTTGTTGCGCTAATTCCTCGATACCTTGAGGTGCTGCATACATTGCCTTATCTATTGCCATAATTTATCCTTAGTAGTACGCTTTTCTAGCGCTCTTAAAATACCTAATCTCATCCGGCTCATCGCTTGGCAAGCGGATAAAGCCACCATTTCTAAACCGCATTAGTGCCATGACCGTGGAGTCCACTAAGTCATCATGACTCATAAATGGGAATCCTGCAATCTCCTCCACCAACTCTTCAGCCCAACGAGTTTCCGGAACCCAAACTAAACTGGAACGGATAATATCTGCTACGCTGTTAAGTCTTGCTAGTTTATCACCGGAACCCCTATGTGGGGTATATTCCTGCACGGCTAACCCAGTTCTACGCAATTCTTGATATAACGCAGTGCCCGCTGACTTTTTCTCCACTATAAATACATCTGGTGCCCACTCTCTGTATTCATTTAGTGCCAAGTCTTTTAACTCTGGAAACTCTAAACGCTTCTTAATACTGTTTAATAAGATGATGTTGTAGGCGCCGTTCTCGTCATTCATGAACACGCCCCACGTTGTTAGCGCAGTAAAGTCGGCCCGGTTGTGGGTTTCTGCTGCAGCGTCAAGGGACATGATGATGTATTCACACTGAGGTGGTCTTTCGCTTTTCCACCATTGCCACCATTCCCTTTTGACGACGGAGGCTTCTTCGGCGGTTGGATTCTGTTGGTATTGAGCGTTCCATTGGAACACAGGCATAGAGGCCTTAGTTTGACGCAAAGCGGGTAAAGGCATCCACTCAGGCCATAAAGCACGTTCTTCTGGGGTGTTCTCGTTAAAGATTGCAGGGAACTCAACAACTTCATACTGGTCAGCTTCCTCGTTTTGAACCATGTCACGCTTAACTCTACCACTCAAATCATCTTGGTGCCAACGAGTTTGAACAATCGCAACACGGCCTCCCGGCATAAGACGAGTACGAGCACCGTAAGTGAACCACTCATAAGCCTTCTCGAAAACATCGAAGTTTCCGTTAATAATATCTTGTTCGTTATGTGGATCGTCAACCAAGAGTAAATCGGCACCACGACCTGCCAAAGCAGAACCCACACCACAAGCGTAATACTCGCCGCCAGCATTAGTATTCCAGCGCCCAGCAGACTTGTTATCCTGTGCCAAATTGACTGTTGGAAATACCGTTTTATAAAGGGGGTTGTCAATTATGTTCCTCACTTTTCGTCCAAAGTCCACCGCTAAATCGGTGGTGTGTGACACCATTAGTACCTTTTTATCTGGGTATTTACCCAAAAACCATGCCGGAAAATAGATAGAAACAAGCTGGGATTTACCATGACGAGGTGGAATATTGACGCAAACACGGTGCTTATTACCTTCTGCAATGTCCATTAGCAGGTCTGCAAGGCGTCTATGATGCTTGCCAACCTTGTAATCTGGTTGCATTTTCTTACAAAATTCTATCAAATCTAGCCTACAAGCCCTAGAACTTTTGCGTTTTGCTAGTTCATCGACTACTAATTCTAGCTCTTCTGCTTCATTTTCATCAAATTTGTCAAGATTTTTAGCTAAAAACTCTAGCTCGGCATCAGTTAACGAAGAAAGTGCGTCAGTTTCCAGTATTTCCATCTGACTTTTCCTCATCTGGGCCTAGTTCTGCGTCTAAATCTATGGTTTCGCCGTTGACTTTGACCTCTTTTACGTCTTCTACATCAACAGGGTGCATCAAACGTTGTATTTTCGCACGTACAGACTCTAAAAGATCTTGTGTTGAGCGGTTATTAATAGTGACTTCGCTCTTCTCAGTAAACAAACCAACGTCTGTGATCTTACCAAGTAGTTCTAAAGCACGTAAACGGGTGCGATCGTCTGGTGAATCGCTATCTAGAATGAGTTTATTAGTAACAAGGAGCCGAATCTGCATGGCATTTTCAACAACACGGGTGCTGTACTCGTCCAAAACCTTTTTAACCTCACCATAAGCTGCAGGTTTAAGGTCTTTCTTGACTAATTTTTTGTTTGCTTTTTCTTCGTTAGAAGCAATAGCGTATGTAGTTTGCTCAGCTACTTCTTTATCTTTTTCAGTCGGCGTCATATCCAGCCCCAGTAGTTCCGCAGAATTACAGGCTGCTTGTGCCTTCTCAATAAAGTTTGCTAACACCGGATTGTCTTCCGGGAATGCTATTGCCAAGTCCGGCTCTACGTGTAATTGCATCAAAGTCAAGTCCGACGTGATTGCGATGTTGCAAGTGTACTACACTTTTTTCTTTCTGCGTCTCTTTTTTGCAACAGTTCGTTCTTCGTGGTGGTGGATCCTGTGACAATTTGCACATAAGGGGATACATTTTTTGATTTCTTCCTTGGCCGCCTTATAGTTACCAAGCTGGGCTAGACGGTTTACAGAACGGTGGTCTGTTCTATCTACGTGGTGAAAGTCGATTGCAGCGGGATGGTCGAATCCGCAATTCGTACACTTAAATGTACTTTTAAATGCATACCACTCTTCACGCTTCTGGCGTTTTAGAGCGGCTGCTTTCTTCTTTACTTCTTCTGTATTTGCTTCGTAATGCTTACGGGAGTACTCTTTGTGTTTGCTTTTTCTTACGCTCGGATCTTTGTACGGCATCAGGATGCACCTTATATTTCCAATATATTGCGTTTCTAAAAGACCACGGATTACCGGGTTTATAAATCTTGAAACCACATGATATAAGAGAATTGGCACTTGCGGGATTATTTGTTGTATCTGTGATAACCCAACTCCAACCTAACTTCTTAGCTTGAGCTAACCGAGCTTTAATAAGACGCTTTTGTAACCCTTTACCTGTGTATTCATACAACACACCTGCTCTACATAAGTAGCCTGTATCGCTCCATTGAATCGATCTCACTAGACCTGCAAAGCCCACGGGCTTGCCATCCTCTGTGTATGCAATCCACCAATGCCCACGTGTCGGTTGATAAACCGAATCCGACGGAAGAATTTTTTTCTGCAGGAAAACTAGGAGGCTTTGAACTGACGAGTTCCTTATGTCTACTTTTCTTACTATGAAATTCATGCAGCTTCTCCTTGGGGGTCATTCTCAAATTTTACATATAAAAAATTTTGGGGGTATGGCATTTTTATGACAAGGGGGGCCTTCGCTATATTAGGGTAAACCCTGTAGCCCAATACTGCGGGCCGAAACCGAAAAGTTGGGTTTGTCTCGTGCGAATTAGTAGTCCTACAGAGTGTAACAATCCTTTTTTTAAAAAGTGGGGGGTGGGGGTGCTATATAGGGCTAGAATCGGCGTGGTTTAAAAGAGCCATTCAGATGTAAAGTTACATCTAAACTTGCAAACGATATCAAACTCTGTTAAAGTATTACTTATGGATCGGGGCATATTGCTTACGACATACTGAAGGAGAATCAAATGAAACAAGTAAACGCAATCGAAGCTCAAGTAAAAGCATTAGCTAATACTAAGCCCGTAGAGAAAGCAGTAAGCATTAACGATAGTGAGAAAGCTCTGATTATTGAGTTCGTGCAAGTAGCGAATCAGGCTACAAACAAGAACCAACAACTGGCTGAATTGCTATATGCCAATGGCAAGCGTAGCTATCACTTTGTAGGTGCTAACGACGAAGATAAATCGTTAGTGGCTTTCCGTAATCAAGTGATCGGTTACATTGTGCAGGGTTTTGATAAAGATGCTCAAAAGCTCTATAGTGCAGAACCAAAGTCTTTAAATATGACTAAGCAAGTGGAAAGGACTGTATTAACTACTAAAACCATTCCTACCTTGTTTGGCAATATTAAAAAGGCAATGGTCAAACTTGAAGGCAATATCGCATCAGGTAAAACCGAAAAGGCAAAACCTAAAACTCAAGAACAAATGGCTCGCTATTATGTTAAGAAAGCCCTTGAGTCAATAGGCAAGTGCAAGAATGGTTGGGAAGGTATGCTCAAGGATAAGCAAGCCCTTGAAGCCCTTGCAGTATTGAAACAAGTTAAGTAATACATCTAGTAGTAACTTAACAGCCACCCTTCGGGGTGGCTTTTTTGCGTCCTAATTTTTGGCTGTAACCTTACAGCCATATTGATACCAGTGACTTGAAGCAGCGTTAAGCATAGGGTCATCAGGGTCGTTTGGTCATGTGTTTAGGTGTTAACCTGTGCACAGGTTAACAGTATTTTTTGGCTTTGTCAATAGGGTAGATGTAAGGTTACATCTAAGATACCAGTGACTTTAAGCAGCATAAAGCATAGGGTTAACCCTTATATTGTTCCAGTTGTTCCTGATAAAGTTCCTGAAAAAACCCTTATAAATCAATAAAGTGCCTAAAGTTCCAAAAGTTCCAGCACTTTTTGGGTTTGGGCAAAATCAAACCTGAAAGAAGCACTCTTTTTACTCAGACCTTTTTGGAACCAAAGCCTATTTACCTTGGAACTTTTGGAACATATGGAACAATATTAGAAATCATATACTTAGCTGGCTACAACCAAAGCACTAATAGGGACAAATACTGTTTAATTGACCTTGATAGACTTTGACAGTATAATATTTATATGGATTGGGAATTGTCAGCTCGACCATTGCAGATGTAACTTTACATCTAAGTTATTAACTGACAAACAACTTAACAGGAGAATCACTATGTCAAAAGTAAATCATCTATGTAGACAATGTGGCGACAGTATCGACACTCGCCGTTGGGCATTAGGTTATAAACATTGTCTTTTTTGTGGTGAGGAGTTAGCCAAGCAAAAGAAGTTCACCATTGCACCGATGAACAAGAGCAACTACTTCTGTATCACAGACCCCGAATTGCTAAAGCAGTTAAATCCTAAACGCACAGGAGAATAACATGAGCCTACACGCAACCAAAGCATCACGCAAACGCTTATCTTTAATCGAGGAAGCCAACGCTAACGCATTGAGTAACAGAATCAAAGAGTTAGAAACCGAGGAAGCCAAGCGCAGACTCATTGCCGAATCTAACCCATTGCTTTATCTGTTTGGCTATGCACTTAACCCAAAGACCTATTTAGAAACCTACACAGGAGAAGAAGATGAGAGTAACTAAAGTAAAACCTGTATCACTAAGTAAGCCAGTAACAAGGCGCACTAAGTTCGTGTATCAGTCGGACATTGATCCCGCAGTCATAATCCATTCGAACAAAACGCACCGAACTGTTGACGAAGCATTTAGAACGGCTGACTATGCCACACCAATATGGCGGTGTGAAACCGATTGGGATAAGTTATTACCTATTTTGAAATGGGTAGCGATTTGGTTCGGCACTTTGTGGCTATTGTATGAATTGGCAGTATGGTTTGAAAGGGTAATCAAATGAGGACAGGAGATATCAAGCGTATCAATGGTCGGATTTATTGCATCATTGGTTGGAGTGATGGATTAGTGCATCTTCAATCAATGGATGAGGAGAAGTATTTCCTGACGATACCCCGCACCCATTTCGGTGGGCTGAAAACTGGACAGTAGTGTCAAAGTCTTCTATAATATATTATAGAGTGGTAAAGCGTAGTAAATATTATTAACAACAGGAGAATCATCATGAGTATAAGTCATTACAATGCGGCTGGAGTAAACACACGCAACAGTTTCAATACACCGCCAAGCAATAACGGAAGTAACCTTACATCTGAAGTAGAGGTTGGGTCGATACCATCAATCAGTAGTAGCGCAATGCTGGTCGAGCTAAACCTTAGCGTATGGACAGGGCGCAAGTTTGATAAACAAGTTAGTGCCGAGATCGATACACAGAAGCACACATCAACTCGGGCTGGTAACTATAACAAGAAGCTATTTGCTGATGAGCCAGTCTTTGATGCAATCGGTAAACACGCTGGCAATACACGAACCTATCACTATCATGCGACTATGCCATGGTCAGATAGCGGACTGCGCCTACTAACTACTAGTATGTTCTTTGATTATCAGAAGCAGATCACCCAGTATGAAGCCGATTTCAACGGCAAGGTGGCAGACTTCTTGAACCAATATGACAAGCTGGTATTGCAAGCGCAGATGAAGCTAGGCAGTCTATTCAATCCCGAGGACTATCCCGACGCTGAATCAATCCGAGATAAGTTTAAGTTCTCGGTGAAGTATTGCCCTGTGCCTGAGGTCGGCGATTGGCGCATTGATGTTGGCAATGAAGCACAAGCACTGCTAAAGACAAGCTATGCCAACTACTATCAAGCCAACCTAGAACAAGCATACAAAGATGTATGGGATAGAACACATGAAGCACTTACTAATATGAGTAGCAAGCTGGCTGGTAATAAGAAGCAGATATTCAGAGATACATTAGTGTCGAATGTAACCGAGATGATCGGGCTATTGGATAAGTTCAATGTAACTGGCGACACAAAAATGAAGCTAGCTAAAGCCAAGCTCGAATCTGTAATGCTCGGCATTACACCTGATGCACTGAGAGAAGATGACTACTTGCGCCTAGATACAAAGACGAAAGTAGATTCATTATTAAAAGAGTTTTCGTGGTAACCGCAGTTCCTCACAATCGTAGCACCTATTAACAACATAAGGAGAATCATCATGGCTAAAGCCATCGCAACAGCAGACCGCATTTATGCACAATCCCTCGACGAGTGTGTCGATTCAATCCTAGCAACTGGAAGTAAACTTACTACCTTAGTTCAAGGTCATATGGGGACAGGCAAATCATCTATCCTAAAGATGTTAGCCAGCAAGCTACCCGATCATGTGCCTTGTTACTTTGACTGCACCACGAAAGACTTGGGTGATCTGATGTTACCGAAGATACTGCGTGACGATAGTGCAGATGACTTTGTTCGGTTCGTGCCTAACGAGGAGATGGGACTACATCATGGTAAGCCAATCATTCTAATGATTGACGAGTTCGGTAAGGCTAACCCAATGGTTAAGAACGGCATGATGCGTGTGATGTTAGAACGCACAATGGGTAGTAAGAAGTTACCTGATGGATCGATTATCTTTGCAACTACTAACCTCGGCACAGAAGGTGTCGGTGACTTACTCATGCCACATCATAGAAATCGTATCACCACAATACGCATGAAGAAGCCGACTGCAACGGAATGGATCGAAGGGTTTGCTTTCAATGCTGGTATTCACCCATCAATGATCTTATGGGTTAAAGAACATGGTGAGCAACTGTTCCAATCGTTTGAAGATGTAGAGAAACCTGATGATGAAGTCGGTGGTAATCCATACATCTATCACCCACAAGCGCAACGACCATCTTTCGTTACTCCAAGATCGCTGGAACTGGCATCACATTGGCTATGGGCTAAGGATAGAATCAGCGAGAACGCATTGAAGTCGAATCTAATCGGCACTATCGGTGATCGTGCTGGCTCTGACCTCGGTGCATACATCAAGCTGGTAGATGAGTTGCCTCGCCAAGAAGATATCAAGAACGATCCGATGAACGCTAAAGTTCCTAGCAATAGTTCAGCAGTCGTGATGGTTGTCTATCGTGCATTGGCTACCATGAACAAGGAATGGATCGATCCATTCATGGACTATCTTGGTCGGTTAGATATGGAAGCGCAATCATTGTTTGCTATGCAAGTTCGTAACCCTAAATACCAGAAGCAAGGACTTGTCATGACCAATAAGAAGTTTACTGCATGGTGCATGGCTAACAACTTTATGTTTACCGCAGATAAGAAGTAACTTTACATCTAACAGGAGAATGATATGGATAAATTGCTGATTGGTTCTAAGTTAAGGTCATTGATTGAACACTACGCAGAAGTTACGACGGAAGAACACATGACTGGAAAACTAAACAAAGAAGCAGATAAAACATGGAATGAAATAACGCAGTTAATCAATAAATTAACAGGAGAATAACAATGCTAGCCATTGGTAAAGAACTAACCGCCGAGCAACGGCTATGGAAAGCAACGACTGATATATTGGGTCGTGATGAGTTCGTAGCGCTTGCTGGTGTGTTGATGATTGGTAGTAAGAAGATATCAGATGATTGCCCAACTGCCGCAACGAACGGGCGAGATGAGATATATGGTCGTAGGTTCGTCGATAGTTTGAATGATGCCGAATTTAGATTCCTAATACTACATGAGTGCTATCACAAAATGTATCGGCATCTAACAACTTGGAAGAACTTGCATGACATAGATCATATGCGGGCGAACATGGCTTGTGACTATGTTATCAATCAGAAGTTATTGGATATGAACTTGGGTAAGTGGATTAGTATGCCGAAGGGCGGTTGTGCTGATGAGAAGTATCGCAACATGAACGCTAAACAAGTCTTTGACCAACTACCCCCGCAAGATAATGATGGTGAAGGTGGTGGCGGTGGTGGTGGGTTCGATGACCATGACTGGGACGGCGCACAAGATATGTCAGCCGAGGAAGCCGAAGCATTGGCTAAGGAGATTGACGAAGCCGTAAGGCAAGGTGCAGTTCTAGCTGGTAAAGCTGGCTCGGGTGGCAATCGTGATATCACAGAGTTATTGCAGACCAAGAAGGATTGGAAAGAGTTACTGCGTGACTTTGTGACAACAACTTGTGCTGGTAAAGATTACTCGACATGGAAGAAACCTAATCGTAGATACATAGGCATGGACATACTGATGCCCTCGTCTATCAGCGAAACAATGGGTGAGATCGTGATCGGTGTCGATACCTCGGGTTCGATTGGTCAGCATGAACTTAACAAGTTCTTAACCGAGATCAAGGGCATATGCGATCAGGTTAAACCTAGCAAGATTCGTTTGATGTATTGGGACACCTTAGTATGTAAAGAGGAAGTGTATGACGAACAATCCCGGGAGAACTTAGTTAGATCAACGAAGCCAGCTGGCGGTGGTGGAACTGATCCCGAGTGTGTGCCGAGATACATGGCAGAACATAATATCAAGCCCGAAGCCGTAGTGATGTTGACCGATGGCTATGTGGGTTCGTGGGGTCAATGGTCTGTGCCTGTGGTTTGGTGTATTCAGGGTAACAGTTCAGCGAAAGCAGATGTGGGTGTAACTTTACATATAGAGGACTGATATGCAGATCGTACTTGAAATCAATAATTGGATGGTAGGTTTGGCTTTATGTGCATTAGCAATGTTGTTGGTATTTGGTGTAGGTTTTGTAATTGGTAGATTCATTAACTTAATCGAAGGAGATAAATGATGGGAATGTTGAATAGCTTTGATGCCGTAGCTAAGTGCTATGCAGAAACGAAACCGATTCAAGGTGCAAGGAAAGCGCAAGACTTGCGACCACTAGCCGAACGCAGATATTGGTGGAATCGTGTCATGAAAGTAAGTGATACAAAATACTTATTATTAGATGGTCATTGGTCATTCAATATGTATGTGAATGATCCAGTAATGGTTGAGCAGACTGCACCGATTATGTGGGAACGCAAGGGAGATGGTGATTACCTGACAATCCATAACCATTCAGATGGTGGTATGTCCGTATCTCGCTATACATTTTTAGATAGATACTTGCCTAGTGGTATGCGGTTTGACTGGACTGGTAATGGTAAACACTTTGTCAGGTACGAAGGCAAGGAGTATTACCTACCTAAGTTTAAGTCTAAGATAGATTGGAACAACAAGACCTTTACCATGATTGAAGATCACAAACTTGTATTCAAGGTTGATGGAACTGGCTTCAAGCGTGTCGGCGATCTGTTGCCCATGCCTACAAGACGAGTGGATAAAGAGGTAGATGCACACTTCAAAGAACCTATCAAGATCATGTGGGAATGGATGCAGATTGTGTTACCTGTAATGGGCGATACATTGGGTGATAGTAAGCAAGCCTATGCCGAATCGTTAGGTGCGACTAGCTATTGGTACTGGGTAAAACAAATAGATAAGAACTTAGCAAGAGAAATCCTTGAAAACCCTGAGCATGACAAGCGTATGGCACTTGCTGGACTATCGGTTTATGACATTGGTGCTATCGATAATGGTAGGTTTGAACCGACTAAAGAATCATGGGCAAAGTTTAGATCGCTGATGCGCAGAATTGGCGGTATGTATGCAACAGAAATGCAGTAGTAACTTTACATATAGGAGAATGATATGGCTACAAAACTAATTAACATCAAGAAGTTGATGGCTGATGAGCATATGCAAACTAAAATTAAGATGGCTATGGGATCAAAAGATAAATCTTTTGCATCTTTCCATGACTATCCTGTAAGGGAAGAACTTAAGAACTTTGCCCAAGCGGTTGAAAGTGCAATGCCGAATCTAAAGTTTTACCCAAAAGATATTACGAGGATAGTTGCACCTGACCATCAGTATTATCAGGTCGAGGAGTTTGCCGTATACATGGACGAATATCCGTTTGCATTAGGGCAGATTAACTTTTGCAGTAACGGAGTTAAAGATAGTGGTAAAGATACCTATGGTGTATATAGTCGCAAGATACAGAACGCTAAGTATGCAACGCATCGGGATCAACATCGTATGCAGATGACTGTGGATATAAAGAAGGCAGTCAAGCTGGCTCTTACTTATCTTGTGCCGTTTACGCACAGGGAGTTGGCTACGGCTTACTACGAGGATATGCACTGCAATGTGGTAAGGGTTAACGAAACAGCCGAAAGAAACTTGGCATTGGTAGCTAGGTCAATACACAATAACAACATGGCTTTGGTTGCTGAGATTCAAGCGTTGATGAAACAAGGTATAGAGTTCAAGACCCCTGAGTTCAGAGAGGTTGCTAGCAAGATTGATGAAGTAGTGGATAACTATAACAAGGAGAAGATGCGTAAAGTATCAGCACAGTTTATCCGATTCCGTCAAGTAGGGGAAGATACCTATGCCGATGTGCAAGAAGTCCAAGGTGTACGAGATAACAGATGGGCAGAGAGGGCGCACTTTACCAGCGATGTGCCGACTACCTATCATATGAACGAGTTGCCGGCCGACATAGCGGGTCAAGTATCTGTCCTTAACATCTTAGCAGATGAGCAGTATGTGCCGTATGTGGGTCAGAAGGTAGACGATAGAACATTTTGGATTGAGAGAGGTTAAACATGGGGGTAATAACAATGTTGTCATCAGACATGATGAGAAAAGAGAAAGGGATATACATAGATATATTCTACGATCTAGGCTTTTGCGCAAACTGGAAAGATGTGAATGGGCAGAAGATGATTTCAGCCCCCGAGGAAGTATTGCTTGCGTACCTAGAAATGATGAAAACCATACCGATTTATAGGGTACAGATTCATGAAGATAACACTGTCGGAACAACATGTTACGAGATGATTGATGCTTTTAAACCACAGCTAAAAAATTCTTACGAAAGTGTTGACGAATTGCCAAAATGGGTGCAAGATAAACTCTCTGTGCTTATGCTACTCGACCCTAGCAAACAGAACGAAGAAGTCGAGGGTGTGGGCAGACGAATTAGAGAAGATATATTTTGGGTTTTTCACGGAGAATTTGATGGCGACGACCCCCGAGGGGAAAGTTAAGAAGGCGGTTCGCCAAGTCCTAGATGGGCTTGGCGCTTACTATGTGATGCCAGTTACAGGCGGTTATGGTAGGCAAGGCGCACCTGACTTTTTAGTTTGTCATCAAGGTAAATTCTACGGCATTGAAACCAAAGCGGGAAAAGGGAAACTCACAGCACTGCAAGAATTGAATCTCAAAAAGATCATAGACTGCGGTGGAGTTGCCCTTGTAATACGAGAAGCAGATGTAAAGTTTTTACCAAGTTTATTAACCACAGGAGAAGAAGATGTTAAAGAAAAAGAAACCAAGCGTAACTAAATCCGTGCTTGAATTATTAAAAGAAGCCGAGCCGGAACCAACCCCTGAAGTAAATGTTCAACACTTGCAAGACGAAGTGATTAGACTGCGCCATTTATACATGGATGCTAAAGCCGTAATCCGTTACCTAGAAACCAAGATAGATGTGTTGTGAGCAAGAAAAAGCACGAGTCTAAAAAGGTACAGAAATGGCATGCCAAAACACTAACCGACATATTTGCCGACATAAAGCGTGGGCAAGGATATGTCACAGTCGTAATGCAACGATCCACTTGGGAAGAGTTACAATGGGCAATCAGCGTAGCTCTCAGAGAGGAAGATAAACATATGGCAACAAAGGAAAAAATCGTAGCCCCTGCGGTCAAGGATAAGAAAACAGGGGTAATCATCGAAGCACCTAGCAAGAAGTGGGCGCACGATCAGATCGAAGCTAAAGAGCATATCAAAGACAAGAACGCAAAGCGTGGATTCGTCACAAGCGAAGACAAGTTTGTTAAGCGTAAGAAAGCGGCTAAGATTGCTAAAGAAGCTGGTCAGATCAAAGATAAAGATGTTAAGAAGTTACACTCATCTGATCTGCGTAAAGCTGGCGGACTAGCAAAGAAGAAGATCAAATGAACGAGAACGATTTACGAGATTGCTTTGCGATGTTTGCTTTGAACGGACTTTTAGTTGCGGAAAGAAACACACTTAAAAAAGAAATTATTAGTAAGTGGTCTTACGAAATAGCAGATGCAATGCTAGAAGCCCGAAACGAAATCGAATCCGATGATGGAATAGTCGCAATCAAAAAGAGAAAGTATGTCCGTAAAAATTGATATTAGAAAAGCGGCTCGTGAAGCCGAAATAGGTTTAACAGGTAAGAGGTTCTGTTCAAGTTGTCAGTCAATGCAACCAGCTATGACAGGTATGATAGTCGAAGGCAAGCGCAATCGGTGGCAATGCTATAACTGCACAGAAAGACGAAGTGCAAGGAAGTATTCAACCAAGGAGAATGGTAATGATTAGTTTGTTAACAGCTTTCTTTATGTATCATGGCAGTGCAGATTGGTGGTGGTGGGTATTGTGGTGTGTGTTTTCTATTGGTGAACTCGTTAAGTTTGTGAGGAACTCATGACGACATTTACTACTGAAGATCGCCTTAAAGCACAGACTGATGATGACGATTATTACGGCATACCTTTTGCTGGTTGGGTGAAGATCAACGACAACGAAGATACTATAAGAATGTTGCGTGAACAGTTGCATATTGTTCAAGCAGAGTGCCAACGACTACGCAAGATACTCATGGAGCATGGACTAAATGACTAACATATTAAAAGAAGCGCACGGCATTATTTATGGTGATCGTGAAAAAACTTACGGACATCCAAGCAAGAACTTAAAAACGATTGCTAATATGTGGAACGCATATTTAATGGCGGCTGGTGGGGCTATTCATGATGAAAATGGCGGTGATGTAGTAGCAGAATTAAATGCTAAAGATGTTGCTGCAATGATGATGTTAGTTAAAGTGGCCCGGTTCGCTAATAACCCCAATCACAGAGATAACTTAGTAGATATATGCGGATATGCTGCTCTGGTAGAACGCTGTGACGAAACCGAATCTAAAGAGAATATAGATGAGAGTTGATCTGAACGCTGGTGAGATGCATGTTTGTCGGCTGATTGGTTTTCTCAGGCGCAGTATCAACCTAAATAAAACTAAAGATCAACAAGTTGGTAAGCAAGACCCTTGGGATATTGACATGGATGGTGTCATCGGTGAGTTCTGTGTTGCAAAAGTATTAAATGTTTGTCCTGATTTTAGTATTCATGCTCGTAGTGGTGGGGACGATTTGATTTTGACAGGCGGTAAAACAGTTGATGTTAAAACTACAAGGCACCAACAAGGTAACTTACTCGCTACTTTAAGTAAGATCAATTCTCCATCGGATATTTATATGCTGGCTATCGTAGATGATAGAGGGTGCGAGATAGAGGGGTGGATATCAAAAGAAGATTTATTTAAAAAAGAAAACATAAAAAATCTTGGGCATGGTTCGACTTATTTCGTAGCAAAAGAGCAGTTAAACAAAAACTTGGAAACCTTGAGGTATCAAAATGATTGAGTCTTTAGTAAAACCCCAACCATTAGACAATGATGTTGCAGTGATAAAGATCATACAGTTGCTAGGGCAGTTGAGTCCTAACGATATTAACTATGTGTTAGAAATAGTTACACAAGTTGCAAAGGCGGTGGAAGCATGAAAATACAAGTAACTAAAGTAAAAGAAAACAAAGATGGTAGTGCCAATGCCCATGTTGAATTTGACAAAGAGGGATTGAAGTTGCTATTGGAATGGGGTTTAAATGCTATGTTGTTAAAGGGATTTAAGGCGCAACAAGAAGCGGAAGAACTTGACATGGATGGGCGGTGCTAATGAACGCAAATGAACTAGCTGATTTGTTGATGGAGTTTGATAGCGGTCAGGTTTACAACCATGCAACTGAAATAGCAACCATGCTACGCCAGCAACAAGCTGAAATAGAGTCGTTAAAAGCAGGAAAAATTAGGGCTTATGACAATGGATATGAAGATGGTAGAAAACCTAATACAAATAAGGCACAAGAGAAATGAACGCAAATGAACTAGCCGATTGGTGCGATGAAGCATCACAGGAATATGGTAATAGACCGCTTGTGCAAATAGCCACCATGCTACGCCAGCAACAAGAAAAGCTGACCAAGTACGAACTGCGCCATGTTGCACAGCGTGACAGAATTGCGATATTAGAAATGCAACATAAACAGCAACAAGCTGAAATAGAGGCGTTGAAAGCGAAGTTAAACTACATGTTTGAGCAGGAAATTAAAAGTGCGAGGGTAAACAGATGAACTGGAAAGCATACGAAGAGATTAACTTTGGCAACGACATAATCTATAGATGGGTGCGTGAAGGTGAGGAGTATGTAAGCCGCATGACATTGGAACAGATGGATGAATTTGAATCAAAAATACGCCAGCAACAAGCCGAAATTGAGGCGTTGAAAAAGGAAGCTGCATTACAAAGGCTATCTGACTTTACGCAAGAAGCTGAAAAGACACTAACAGATGCAGAAATACGCACTATTCAGGATATGTGCCATTTGAAAAATGTTGGGTATAACAACTTTATTATGCGGTTTGCTAGAGCAATACTAAAAAAGGCACAAGAGAAATGAAAAATAAACCTGTAGTTTGGACTGCGTGTTTAAGTTGTGGGCAAAAAGTTACAGGCGATTCTATTCACACTTGCTCACCACAATTAAAGACACTAACAGATGAGGAAATAAAATCTGAAGCTAAGTATTTTTGCCATAGCTACCATAGTGAAAATCCTGAAAGATTGGTTTTATTTGCTAGAGCAATACTAAGAAAGGCACAAGAGCAATGACCTGTTTAAGTTATTCAGAAATAGCTAGTGCATTGCTTGGAGGAATCATTGGTGCATTTCTTTGCGGATTCATTCAGGCTTGGTTTGAAGATAGAAAGGCACAAGAGAAATGAATGTAATTTCAATTAACCCAAAGCCGACACTTGTGGAGTTACAAGAAAAGCTATTGGATGTTATTGCTTCAGAACCTTTTGCCAACATTAGTATTGCCGAAACATTAGGTGTATTGGAAATGGTGAAATACAGTCTTTTGATGAACACGGAGGAAGTATGAGTTACCACGGAAAACTACAAGCGCTAAAAAATGGCACAGCCGATGTAGAAATACAGCAATGGGCTTACCAACAATTAGAAAAAGAAAAGACACTAACAGATGAGGAAATAGAGGAAGTGTTTAGAACTGTGGAGCAAGACTTTGCTTTAACAGAATCTAAAAAATCCGATGGTGGTTGGAGAAACTTTCCTGTTGAATTGGGCAGAGCAATACTAAGAAA